CATAGAAAAGAAAAGGGATATGGTAAACATAAATTAAGGCATTTCCTTTTGCAGTGAGTGGGGTTGCGCCGTCCGTCTGCCCCCTTGCTTGCCCCTCAGATTTTTATTTTTGGCTCTAGCAGAATTTTTCTGAATTTCTGCGCTAGAGCTATTTTTTTCTTCTCGGCTTGCCCTCGCTTTCACGGATTTTCTGCAAGACTTTCTGAAATATCTGAACCATTCTCTTTCAGGAGTTTCGCACCTTGCTGTCTCGTATTTTTTGGTGTCGGCTTGCTATATTTTAGTGTATCTTTATCCTTTTTCGGTGTATGTTTATTATGTTTTTGTGTCGGTATATTATCTTTTTATACCTTTGTCTTTCGTCTTTTTACTTTGTAATATCTTGCTTACTGTTTTGTGTGGAAAGATTATGTTTTTGTGCGTCTTGATTATTTTTAAGAGGGGTTGCCCCCTCTTTTTGTGTTGCTTTCTATCTAATCTGTTACTCTTTGGTAGTAGCTGATTGCTTCCTCATTATCCTTGAAATGCTCATAGATAAAGTCCTCAATGTTACACCATAGGTCAGAATATAAACTACATAGGGTTTGGTTTTTTTCGTTGTGTTGCCAACTCTTATGATTGAGTACCATAGCAAACTCTGTCATGTACTCAATGTTATCTTTCCATTCATCTTTTGCTCGGTTGTAGGTGTCCTTAACTCCCTCAACTCCGAACATATCAGCAATGCTAAAGTCAGACCAGAAGGTTGTTTTAGGCTCATAGCCAATCATTTCAAAGATAGGGTTTGTGTATCCTTTAGTTAGGTTCATGTTGCGTTCTCCTTTAATTCTAAGGGGCTTATAGCCCCTCTTATTAGTCAACGTAGGTTAGGTTGTATTTTTCAACGATTTCATATAGGATTTTATCCATATCTACTTTAACTCGGTTAATGACTTCTTCTAGTTTTTCAATAGTTGTATCTAGCCATTCTTCCAAATCTTCCTTGATTCCCAACTCCTCAATAGCATAATCAATAGCCTCGCTTTCAATAGACATACCACACAAACCAATATAAGTTGCGTTTGGATTGCATGATTCTTCATGAGTGATATGGTAAGCCTTATATTCTTCCATGTAGGCTTCGTCAATTCTCTTTGTTACCAACTCCCAAAACTCATTCATCATTTCTTGTGTAGCCCCATAGTTGTCGCATAGGGTTTCTCCATGCCACATATAGTTGTGTTCTGAAAGAATATCTGCGTTGTCTTTCAAGGCTGTAATTGACATAGGTTTTTTCTCCTGTTTTCTTAACTTCTTTATGTTTATATTATACACTCTTTTTAACTCTTTGTCAACTACTTTTTGCAACTTTTTTATGTTTTTTGATTATTTTTTTGTGTTGTGTTTGCAACTAAAAAGAGGGGATAACCCCTCTTTCTCTATTTTACTTCTCAAATACTAATACGGTTGGTATTTGTTAGTCTAAAAAATATCAATTTTGGCTGTTTTCAATTCCAACATCACGTCAAATCTGACGCTGTTGATTTTCTTAGCCATGTCAACCAAATCCACGTTAGGCTTAAAAGAATCACTATAGATCAAGCAACGTTGGCAAATGTCGTCTAAAGCCACTTTAGTTGCACCATCAGGAGTAAAGACTTGGTTCACATTAAAAATAAAATCTCTAATGTTGTCAAGAGCTTTAACGCTAGTAGCGTTATCGTTCCTATCCTTTGTAAAGACTTGAGCGCTTTTGACAAGTTCAATGACTGCGTGTTTTGTTGTTGTTACTGTGTTGTTCATTTTGTTCTCCTTTTTTCTCAACCTTTTATATTTATATTATACACCTTTATTTTCTACCTGTCAACCATTTTGTATTATTTTTTTGTACTTTTTTATTATTTTTTTGTGTTTCTTTTTCGCCTTTTTGTGATGCAAATAAAAAGAAGAAGTAGCATTTGCTATCCTTCCATATTCTTCCAAGCGTTGCGTACAATAGCGATCACGCTTATTCCTATATATAGCCATATAGGATAAGCTAGTAGTTGTCCTAGATACATTTTGCGATTCTCCTTTTTGTTTTTTGGTTATTGCTAACCACCTTATAGGGAGATAGGTAATTCGGTACGGAGTTTTTATGTGTTTCAGCGTTGGTATAAAAGGAGATTATCTATGAAACTCTTACCTATCTCTTTATAAAGTGGTTATATCATCACTCCTTTTCCCCTGCTCGTTGCGTTGGAGCAGGGGTAGGAGTTGGAGTTAGTTATAACGGATTGGTGCTACCATACTTTTTACATTGTCACTGTAAATAGCAATAGGGCGATAAGGGTTTTCTTTATTTAAGTAAAATGTGACTTGCTTATCTCCAAATTCTTTCACGATTGATAGTGTATTGATAAGAAAGTCCACTTGCACTAAGATACCATAATCTTTAGAACGTCTATCCTTAATATCTTGTTTAGGCTCGTTACATTGAGTGAAAGCCCCTGTTTGTTGGTTAACACGGACAACCTTCCCTAGTTTTGGTTGTTCAACCGTCTTTTTCTTTAACTCTTTCAGCTCTTTCAAAGTCTTTAATACATCAAGCTCAACTTTAGACATTTCTTGTAGTTGCTTTTCTTTGTAAAAAAGTCTATCTGTATCTGGATAGCTAAAGGATTCTGGATCAACTGGTTTATTTCCTTTTTCAATTTCCTTTGGAGTGAAGATATTTAAAGATATATGCTTATCAATGAGAGAAGCAGGCAAGTGAAAACAAACTCGCCCATCTGTATATACTGACTTGTCCTTGTAGTGATGAACTTGGTGTATGCCTGCTCGACAAAGCACGTCTTTTTTCTGTTGTTTTAGTTGCTTGGTAAGAAGTTTTAATACCTTTTCTTTTGCCTTTGCTCCTACTACTGCTCGGTCTAAAACTGGTGTTGCGTTCATTATGTTTTCTCCTTAACTTCTTTATGTTTATATTATACACTCTTTTTTGTCCTTTGTCAACTGTTTTCTATCATTTTTTTATGTTTTTTGATTATTTTTTTGTGTTGCGACGAAACAAAAAAGAGGGGTTGCCCCCTCTGGTTCTTTGCTTACTTCATACATTTAGTTCCTCTTTTGTACCCTGCCCTATAAGCTGATAGAGTTACTTCCTTAGAAATATTAACCCAACAGTCATGGTCTTTGTCGTACTCATAAGGATAGCAAGTGACTTCTGAGTTGTTTTCGTCTTTTCTTGTTCCTAAGACGACTTTCCCATTCTCTACATAAACGTTTTGTCCGTAAACTATATGCCAACCATCTTTATTTGCCATAATTTTACACCTCTTCTTTTTTAATTTTCGTTCCATTCCAGTCTTTCGCCATTGTTGCGGTCTGTTTTTACGATATAGTCGGTAAGTGTTTTAAGTTCTTCTTCGTTTAATTTTTTGTCAACATCAAGACCGATTGTTTCCAATTCGTATTTCCAATACCATTTATCAAGTGGTACTTTGTAAACGACTTCGCTCTCATTTGCCCCAAAACTTCCACTTTGACGGACACCAGTTTCGCCGTCTTTTGTGAGATAAAATTCCATGCTATCCCTTCCGATATTTACAGCAAGTTCTTTCGCTACGTCTTTAATATTTGCGTTTACTTTAATCATTTTCTTTTACCCAGACCTTGTTGATCTTTCTTTCGTTATTTATGGTTATATTATACACCTTTTCTTTCCCCTTGTCAATGGTTTTGATTATTTTTTTATACTTTTATATTATCTTTTTGTGTTCTATTTGATAAACGCCTTATTCCTCGCTTTATATCCTCTCTCTAAGGTACATTCGTCTCTAGCTCGTCTGTATTCCCCCTTATTTTAGCTCCCATCACGTTTTATATCGCTCCACCTAGAATTATGCTGTTTTGTCCTAAAACGTCACACGCGCCATTTTAGGCGCATTTTGAGGATATAAAAAAGGCTGTTACAAAGCCAGTCTTTTTCTTCTTCTAATTTATCTAATTTTTGATAACCAATTTATTTTCTGCAAACATAGATATTTTTTCTTTAATGATATTAAAATTCGCCCATAAATCTCCATCTAATCTTTTTAAGTCAATCACACATATTCTGTGAACGTCCATTTCACCCATTTTAATAGTTACTGTAAAAGCACGTTGATCTATAATAATTTCTCCTATAGCATGATATATTGAGGAAAGCACGGTTCCTGAATAATTTGGTTTACTACGATAAGTAAGACCATGTTCATCAATATCCAACATTACCCATCTTTTCTTTCTTAACAATCCTTTTGTACTTGTAAATACAGTACGATGCTTTCTGATAGGCTGTTCTACACTTTTTGCTAATTTAACTTGTTCGTTCATTATTTTACCCCATATTTTCCTAATAATTTTATGTTTATATTATACATTCTTTTCTATCTATTGTCAAGACTTTTTATCATATTTTGATTATTTTTTGTTGCGCGTGACTTTATTTTTTAGCTATACCTTGACAATGGCATTCTGGGTATCTGGCTCTTATTTCCTCTTGTTTTGCCCTCTATCGCATTTTAAATCGCTCTACCTAGAGTTTATGCCACTTTGACCTAAAGTGCCATATACGCCCATTTTATGCGCAAATAAAAAGGCTAGTGGATCTAGCCTTTTAAATTAACCTATTACTTCTTAATTTCAAAATAATCTCCCTCGTATTCTATTTTATATACAGTCGGATTTTCTTCTACAACCTCTGCTGTTGCATGATATTCTAGTATTCCTAACCCTCTATACTTTCCCTTCAAATTAAAATATAAAAGGTTGCCTTTTGGTTTTATCTCATAATAGTCTTTAATATCCGAAATGCCTGTCTGTATATCCTTGTTAGCGTTATATCCTCTAATTTCTCCCATTATTGCCAAACAACAGGCGATCTCTGCCATTATACAAAGAATTGATACCAAAAAGGTCATACAAAGCAATAGCACGTTTTTTGAAACTCTAAAAGGCTTACCTCTGTCTTTCCAAATTGCCACTAGCGAAACTATAGTAGCGACAAGTGAAACAACTGCAAAACAGACAACTATAGCTATAATAAGCCAAGTAGTATTTTCATTATAATGCAACGTCAATTTTTCTAACAATGCTTTCTCCTCTAATCTATCCATTCAATTTGTGGTTTGCCTTTAAACCCCTTCTCCCAAACAAACCAAGCGTAAGCAACTGCGCTAGATGAAAAACCGTTAAAATCTCCACCTTTAGCGCACTTAATTCTCTTACTAAAAACATACACGGTTTTTGGGGGATATTTTTCAAACATTTTGCGCCTTGCCTGACCTTCAAGAAAAGTCAGCTTTAGAAACATTGCTACCTTATTCCCTTCTGGAACAACTTTTAAGCTATGCTCTACAAACTTCTGAGCTATATTGTATGGGGGATTGGTTATTAAATCCCCTTCCCATTTTTCTATACCGAAAAAGTCAGCTACTTTCCCATAGCCACGGTCTATTAAATCGCTAGAGTGTACTTCCACCCCTAACTCAATCAACCTTTTACTCAGGTGTCCTTCTCCACAAGCAGGCTCTAATACATTCTTGAACCTTTCAACATTCAGCAAATAATCTACTGCTACTGGATCGGTTGCGTAGTAGTCCTCTTGGTGTCTTTCGTGTTTTGAGTGATTAGAAGCTCCTATCGGTGCATATACGGACTTATTGCTTGCTTGCTTGCTTGCTTGCTTGCTTGCTTGCTTGCTTGCTTGCTTGCTTGCTTGCTTGCTTGCTTGCTTCTAGGTTATGTTCTTTGATTGCTTTTGTCAATTATTTCCCCTTACTAAAAATTATTTTTTACATCAGCTACAAAGCCCTCACAAGCCTTCGTCTTGGTTTTCAGGCTCTCGATTTTATACTTAAACCCTATAATACGAACTTCTAAGTTCCTTTTGAACATAGACATAGCTTTTGCTAGAGACGGTTCTCTGTAATAGATATAGCGTATATCTTCAAATGGAGAAGCAGTCAGATCTTCCAATTCATCTTTTCTTAAAGTTCTTCTGCCACGCATGAAATTGTCTCGTTTTTCAGAAACAATACTATCTTCGATAGGTTCATTGAGATTATAAACTACTCTCTTAGTAGTATTATCTCCATCTTGTTTTAAAATAAATGTTTTCTGCTTTTCTATTGCAGTAAACACTATTTCTTCAACTTTGACATTGCCATCTGCAATACTTAGCCTATAAGCGTAGATTTTAACTTCTTCTGTCATGCTTCTTTTACCTCAACTACTCCTGAATCCACATACCCTTTTGCCCAGATTTCAGACATATCTTCAACTCGTCTATGTTTGCTCATTATTCTATCCCTTTTTCTGTTACTTATTCAAAACATCTACCACCATGAACATCAAATTCTTTATTAAACAGCCTACTGGCTTTAAATACATTTTTCGCAGAATGACATTCAAAAAACACAATATAGTAACACCCTTTTTTTAAGACTTTCTCAAAGTCTTTTTTTGTTACTGATAAACCAAAGCGTTCTTGATCTTTAGGGTTAAGCAAAACATACTTCCCCCATTTCTTCTTTACTGGAACTTTCTCAAACATTAGTTCATTAAGCTCTAATGGTTCGTTTGAGTAATCAAAACTATAGACATAGCTCACTACTAACATTTTCTTTCCAAACATCAATTATTCCCCACCTCTAGCATTTCTACCACTTTTTCGTATGGTGTCTCAGTCACAAAAGAGAAGGTAAACCGTTCCCCTGCAAATTTGATCTTCACTCCTGTTTCGCCATCATGCTTCTTAATTTCGTACATTTCAAGCGATTTCTTAGGAAATTCATTCTTGTAATTTCCAATCCGTACTGGCTCTTTTGCCTTGTCAGACTTCTTCTTGCCTTTTTTATCTTCACTTGCTACTACTTCGATAGTGTAGCTATCCTTTCCTGATAGCAAAGTAACAAGTTCTCCCTCTCTGGTTTTCCCTTTAAGCTCCATTATTGTTTTCTTCTTTCTTTTTTAGTTTCTTGTAGGCGTTCAGGCACTTTTTACATAGGTGTTTTTCCTCAACTCCTTCAATGTTGATAGTCTCAAAATATTTAGTGTATTGACCGTATCTTTTACATAAAGAATCGTGCATAAGGTTGTCACTACAAACTACAAAAGCATGAGTTTTTGCATTGCCATGAATATAGCCTGTATTATTGTTATCTGCACTTGCTATAGGCAACTGCCATACAATGTTATCTTGTGTTATAGGTTGTTTCATAGCTACTCCTTTTACATAAACTGCTCAAATTCCTTCAAAATCATTTCTTGACCTTCGGTTTTTAAACTCAAAAGGTAGAACTTATCATAAATACATTTTTTCTGTTCTTTATTGAACTCTGGAAAATGCTTTATCAAAAATTCCTTTACAGGTTCGGTCATTTCGCCAATAAAACTAGCAAATTTGAAATCAGTATCCCAGAAACACATACAACCTTCAGGTTCGCTCCTAAAAGGCTTACCTCTGCTGATATTGTCTACCATCAATTTATGGTACTGAGGCATTTCAAATAAATTTTGTAAAGTTTCAGTATGTTCTTTATGTTTACAAGGATAAAATTCCCCATCTGGCATAAGCCACCCTGTATATCCCATGCTTTACCTCGCTACCCCTTTTATAGTCCCTTTGTTTCCACTTTGTCAAGCTCAGTGACAACTATTCCCACTTCGTCATAGTTGCTTGCTACCTGACTAACTACGTTTCTTGCCTGCTCTAGTGTTGAGAAAGAGCCGATAAGCTCTTTTTTCTTCAATCTGCCAAAGACATTATAGACTGTTCCGATTGCGTTATATACCTTCATTTACTTTGTTTCTCCTTTGTCAATAATTCGCTCAATCTCTTGCAAGTCCTCTAGGCTCAGTCTCTCATAGAGTTTTCTATTCTGCAATCCTACTCCTGATGAAAACTCACTTGATAATTTTGAAAACAGCTTATCTTTAGCTATTTTCATTTCTAAGTCTCCCTTATTGATCCACAATACATAATCAGGAGAATATTCTGTCACTAGGACACCATCTGCAATTTGATACATACGTTTATTTGTTGTAACGTACTTATTCCCTACTCTTGTTACAACTTCTAAACTAATATCCCCTTTTTTATTTCTTAAACCTGTCAAACCGACATATTCTGCGTAAACTTCCTGACCTACAAAAAAGTCTTTCTTTGTAAAGCGTTGTTCCATTTTTTCTACCCTTCTACTAGCTTAATCTTGCTACCGTCATATAGGTTGATTTCTCCATTTTCGATAGTCTGCAATATATTGATAAAGGCGAGTGATTCATCACTCATTCCACCTTCCAAATACCCTAACCATGATTCAAACACGTCAAGATCATGCTCCTCTAAAAAGCTGTTCATTGCTTCTACTGTTGCTTCGTCAGTATCAACATACCAACGCTCACTTTTCTTATCATAAGTTCCTTTTACTAGTAGTTCCATATTCCTTCTCCTGTTTGCTTTATGATTATATTATACACCCTCTATCTTTCTTTGTCAACATTTTTTATCATCTTTTTGTGTTTTTGTCTTATCTTTTTGTGTTCTTTAACAAAAAAGAAAACCCTCAAGGTTATCAGGTTGTCCTAACAAACCTCAAAGGTTATTCCTATCATTCGTTTGGTGGTTCTGGGAAGCTAGTCCAATAAATCACGTCATAATCATAATTTTCAAAACCAACCCCATTTCCATAGTCTATCCAAGTATCTGTAGTCACTCCGATTTCTGGAGTGTAAACCAACACTTCCTCGTCAATATCAGGTGTCACTCCTTCCCAAATACTTGACACATTATCCCCAAAATGTACTTTTTCTTCTTGAAGCAGTTTTCTTACTACAAGTTTATTCCATTCTGCTTTATTCATTTTTTCCCCTTTCATTCTTCTAGCAACTCTGGATTTTCATAGATACTACCTATGACTTCATTTTTATCCGTCTCTGACCACAAATAACTTGCTAATTGCTTGTTATCATTCATAATCAACCAAGCGCCCTCAATCATGGTTACAACGCCTGTGATTGTTTCGTTTTCCGTTGTTGGTTGGGTTCGTACTTGTCTAACTATATCCCCTTCAAAGATTTCTGTTCCATCTTCATCAGGCACCCCTGTTGATATACCCAATGTTTCAGGATCTACAGAACACCACTCTCCAATAGTGATATACTCGTCATTTGCTTCCACAACACTATTGATAATATAAGATATTCCTTCATCTTCAATAAGGTAGCCATATTTCCACTCGCCTTTACTTTCTTCGTGAGTGGAAATACCTCTAACCGTCAATTTCTTCATCTTATTTCCCCTTTCTCTAATCTTTCGTGTTATATCCATAATCACGATCTGTTGCGTTATACTCTGCTATATACTTACTTTCTAGGTCTAGTAAGTCCTTTTCTAAACCTTTTTCCAATACATCTATAACCTCATACGTCCAATCTGTGATCTTGCTATCTTTCATTGCTTCATGAAAATAACTACCTGACTGCGCTTTAAAATGTTGAAACCATCTAAAAATAGGGTGGTTGACCGTCTTTCCAATATATATTTTCCCTGTTTGTTTATGGGTAATCTTGTAAATAAAGCCAACTACTTTGCTATTCTGGTAAGTTCTGTCATCTTCCCTCAATCGGTTTTCATAGAACTGTTCCTCATGCTCCAAACAACAGAAATAATAGCCACTATAGTTATTATTTTTAAGGTCAATCCTATTGACTGGATTCTCTCCACAATACTGACAAGGGATTTTTTCAGTCCAAAATTCTTCCCAATGGCTATCTAATTCATAGACATTGACATAGAATAACTCCCCATCTACCGTTCTCTGTGGTACTTTATTAAAGAAATACTCAGGGTAGTCTTTTTTCACTTTATCAAGTACATCACGTTTTGTAGCATAGTCAAAATATAGCTTACGTTCTACTTGTTCTGAGTAAAACTCCCCTTTATTGTCTTTCCTGTGGTTTATCCGTACAAACCAATTTGTCATGTTTGATTTATTCTCCCCCTATTCATCATTGCTGTTATACTTATTTATATATTTTTCTAGGACGTTCTTGTAATCTTTTTCAGATAATTTGCTAGGCGGTATAATTAAAGATAGCGTGTCCTCAATCCCATTCTCTGTTTCAATACGTTCTATCCCAAAGCTGTAAGCGTTTGAATTTTCAGGGTTATTTGATGGGATATTCAACTCTAAAAGTTTGTTTTCAAAATCTTCTTGATGATCTCTAAATTTCTTTCCTTGTTTCCAAAGTGCATAGTGTACTAATTCATGTTCCACTACTGGTTTAATAATCCCAAAATCATTAAACTTGATTGTAGCATACAGAAAAGTTTCATTTAACAAAATAGGTGACATAGGCTTTTCTGTAAACATAAGTTCTTTATAAAGTGCTATGCTCACAAACACCCCTGCTAACCTTCCATCATATTTTATTAAATAGAATTGACTATCCCATTCAACATCAGGAAAATTTCTATGTAAAAACTCTAATGCAAAGGAGTTTAACGCAAGTTTTAAATCTTCCCATTTTTCCTCTGTTAAAACCCCTTCATTCACTTTATAGGTCGCAATCTTTTTGACTTTAAACTGTTTTCTTGCACTTAATATAGGCGCTTCAATTCTTTTTACGCTATAGTTTTCATAATTTCTATTAGGAAGCGTGTAATTAAGCAGAAGGAACAAATAACAGAAAATTATAATAGATACCCCTACAACTCTATGTTTCACATCATCACTTGACATCAAGACCAATGCAATGATATTTATTGTAATCATTATGATTTTTCGCATTCTTCTCTTTTACTCCTTCCTTCCACAAATTGATTCTAAACGTTCTGATATATTCTTATCAAATAATTTATCAGCTAGTTCTTCAATTCCTTTTTGCGTCATTTTGCGTTCGCTCATTGCAAAATCTAATGTGTCGCCTGCTAGTAACAGACTATCTTGGAAACACAAAAAATATTTTAATGGCAGTACGCTTACTTCTTGTTCATCTAGCCAATCGAACAAGTCTGTCAGGTCAGTTACATTAACTCCTTCACTAGTTTTTTTATGTTCAACGTTCACACTAAAAATATCATAGTCTAGCTTGTATGTAATGCTTTCCCCATTGTTCTTATAATCTTTTACTATCATATCTGAACCTCTTTACATATCTCCGATTTCACACCACTCCATCAACTGTGAGCCGATTTCAGCCGATTGCAGAAAAAGATTAAGCAGTTCTTCTTTTCTTGTTTCCTTTGCATCCTCAATAAAGTCATCAGGAAAGCTATTCATCATCTTTTTTGCTGTTTTGAGAAGCCCACCAACCGACAATAAGATTTGACGTACATCTCCGTCAGCCATAACTCGGCTTATTGTTTCGATTTCCTCGCCTTTCCTAGTAGTCTCAACCATGATAAGAGTATGAGTGTTTTCTTCGCCTGAGTGAAGTAGGCGTTCAGTTGTCTCTTTAATAGCTTGTAGCTTGGTAAGTTCAGCTACTCTCTTTGCGTTGCGTTGCGTTCATCTTGGTTCATAATGATACCCCTTTTTTATTTTTATGTTTATATTATACACTCTTTTTACTTGACTGTCAAGACTTTTTTGCTTTCTGAGATTATTTTTATCAAAATCAACCCTTTTTCTCTCTCTACACACTCCTTTATATCCTATCGTCCTCTATTTGTCCTCTCTCGTCCTCATTTTCGCACTTTATCTATATCGAGGTCTATTTCTACCCCTTTGTCTTAAAATCGCTTATATCGGCTAAAAATGCCCTTTAAAACGATTGGAGAAAAATAAAAAAATAGCTAGGATTTTCTCCTAGCTACTTGCTCCTAAACTTCCCCAATGTTTTTACCACCATGACGTTGTAATGGAAAGGACTTCTTTAGAAATTCTACTCCAATCTATTACATAGCTACTTAGATATTCCTTGAACTCGCTTTCTGGTTCAATGGGTATTATGATTAAATCATCATACATTCTAAATTTTGGAAAATACTTACTAGCAGGTTCTTCTCCATGTTTAGTTAAAACAACTAACTTTTTCGCATTTACAACAACTGAATCCGAACCTAATTTTTTGTATATTTTCTTCACTACGCCACCTGCTATTTTGTCTCCTTAAAAGTTCCGTCTGCGTAGTTGATTTCAAAACCATTAGCGCTATTAAAGACGATAACCTTTTCATCAATCGTACCATCTGACGATAGCATAGAAACAATAACAGTCCTTGGCACTAGCTCGTTACCCTCATAGACTGGCTTTGCTCCGTAGTAGAGCGTTCCGTCATGGTTTGCTTCCAACCACTCCTGCGCCTTAATCTCGCTATAACGCATACCACCTTTAGCGTCCTCTCCCACGTTTTGAGTTCGTGTTCCTGTCACTACGTTTTGACGGATAGCGTCTCCACCTAAAGCGTCTCCGATAAGATGACTACGATTCCAAAAGAACCCTTTGTAGTGTTTACCGTTAGAGTAAGGGATTTTCACTTTATCCTGAACACCCCAACCACTTGGATCAGCGTCCTTAGAAAACTTCTGGCGCACTCCGTAAGAGCCTTCTACGTTCTTAAACGTTAGTGAGCCTTTAGCTTCCGTGGTACGTCCTAGCTTGTCTAACTCTCCATACTGGATTTTACCTGCTTCTGGAAAGTCTGATGGATTGATACCACTCTTGCCATCTACTGTGTAGTAGTTAGGGTACTTATCAATACTCCAAGTCTGGACTGCTCCCTGTTCTACCTGCGCTACTTCTGTTGTCTGACTGTCTTTCTTGTCAGCAATCTTCTGAACGTCCTTACAACCAACTAATAGCAACATTGCTGTTGCTACGGTCAGTAGTTTAAAGATTTTCTTCTTTTCCATAGTTCCCCCTGCGAACATTCTATAAGAGTGGTGTTGTGCCACATTCTACATACTGCCAACCACGATTTTTAGCAATCTTTTGAAATTCCTTGTCAAAGTCAAACAAGGAGTAGTCCTCACGTTCAAGCTCGTAGATGAATGGTTTTCCGTCCTTAATCATGGTTGCATAGCATATTGTTGTACGCATTTTAAATCCTGCTTTCTTTTTTTAATTATGTTTATATTATACACCCTTTTATACCTCCTGTCAACTATTTTCCGAAAAAACTTGTCAGGAGTTGCTTGTTAGTGTTATAATAGCTTCGTACTATTCTTTGAACTTTCTTATAAGTTCTCCACCCCTCGTAAGAGGGGGTTTGATTTTAGTTTTCTCATACAAAAAGCCCTACGACTAATCAGGGGCTTTTATTTTGTCTTTTTACGAAAACTTCTTAAACTTCTTACTAGTGGATTCAACCATCTTAGCTATTTCTGTATCGCTGATATAAGGGGTTTTAATCTTAGTAGGCTCTGGGCTATCAATCCATTTTATCAAGCACTCTGACACTAGTAAGCGTCCTGCTCCTTCTGTTCCAATAGCAATCAAGCTATCAACAGAATTGCCTAGACTATAAGCGATCACACACGGTAAATTGGCTTTCAGACGTTGTGGAACAATATCTGCTCTAGCGTTATGTGTTGTTTCTAAAAGAATAACTCCTGTAGATCGTCCTCTAGTTGTCAAAGATACCAATAGTTCAATCACTTCATCATACTTATGATACAGCAAGCTCTCAGCTTCATTTAGTACAACTAACAGATAAGGCAATTTCTCTTTTTCATCAGCAATAGAGTTAAATTCACTAACGCTATAGACTGCACGTTCTGAAAACATCTTCCATCTACGGTCAATCTCATTTTTCAGCTCTGCTAGGACATTAAGTGTTTCTTCTTCTTTGCATAGTATATCCTTGTAAAGATACGGACTTCCTTTGAGGTAGTGGAACTCCACATCAACAGCAGGGCTATAAACTACAAACTTAGCTTCATCTGGCGTACTGTGTAGCATGATTGAGGAAAGAGCTAGTCTTACAAAGTTGCTTTTGCCACTTCCAACTCCACCACATACCAGAACTCCACCTGCCATAGCAAGGTCATACTGCCTTACTCTACCTTCTTTATCAATCCCTGCCATAATTGTTAGGGGTGTCTTAGGTACACCTTCGCTTGCAAATTTTGAGAACATATAGTGAGTTGTTGGGAACTCAATCTCACTTGTATTAAAAGCAATACGGATAATATTCCCATACTCTGTCACTTCTAAGGAGTTAGTATGAAAAATGCTTTCTAAGTCAATTTTTATAGCTTTCAAGGCGTATGTTTCTACATAACCATATTTAAGCGCTATTCTAATAAAGAACTCAGCTCCACTCCAAGTTATTTTAGTATTGAATAATGCGATCACATTTCTTCCAAAACAATTTTTAAAGTAACTGTCAACCTTTTCTTCAAGCCTTTCAACTTCCTGAATACGTCTGTCACGTTTCTTTCTATCAACGTCAACTTTTCCTTGCCCCACGATGGATAAATCCCAATTAAGAGGGATAAGGGCTTCCTGTTGTTCTTCAAACTCTATATACTCAAAGCCTTGTTTCTGCGTCACTTCCCCACTAACTGGAACTACGCCTTCATACCATGCTAAACTTCCTTCTCTAGCCTTCTGCATTCTTTGTAGGACTTTTAGCTCCTCGTTCAGTCGTATAAGCTCTTTGATTGAACCGTACTTCTCAAAGTCTATATCGTCAAAAATAGGTTTACCTAACGCCCTTTGACGATACATGATTTCTTTTTCTAAATTGCCCCTATCAATCTGTGAACCCCAGTAACCAAGGATTGCAAATAAACCCACTAAGAAGGCTACAGCAAGTAAATATACTATAAACATAAATATTTTTTCCTTTCTACTCAATCAGGCTTTTCAAAAAATCAAGCGCTCCTGACTGCCAATTATGGATAACTGTTGTAATTGATACATCTTTTACAACAGCTACCACAACAGCAGATAGATAAACAGAAAGTAGTAGAGACGCAAGCACAATGATAGCAAATACTAGCTTGCTATTTTCTTCTTTCATATTTCTTTTTCTTCTAAAAGGTTCAAGTATGAATCGTAACCTTTTTCCTTCCTGCTTATTTTTGTTAGTAGTTCATTTGCCTTGTCTTTTTCTGACTTGTAAGAATAAAGCTCCTGACCGTTTTTTTCTAGGCGTAGAATAAGACTGTCGCCCCACTCTAGGCAAACTTGACTTTGCTTGTCGTTAATATCCGTCAAGGTCAGCACTCGTCCACCTGTTCCTGCAAGCATACCCATGAGCCAATCTTCGACTTTATAGCGTGAATTGTCGCCATCAATCATATAGGTTGCTACATCTGTCTTTCCGTCCTGTAAGTGTAGATAGACTAGGCTGTTTTGCTTCCTAAAGTGCAAGCGTCCACCCAAGCTATAGGTTTTTGAGATAAGGTTCAAAGGACTTATCTTCAAGTGATTAGAGAATTTTTCCACCACGTCAAGCGATAGATGGATATTATCTTCTCCTACTGCCCTGTAATAAGCCTTACCCATTGACCGATAGACTTTCTTCCGTGAGTAATGTTTGCGTCCGTTAGGGTTCAAGTAGTAAGAATCAATCTGCTTCCAAAAATTGTTGATCGCTTCTCTTTCTGTTTCTGGATAGACAAGAACTTTTCCTGTATCTTCTCCGAACGCATAGGACAAGTCTCTGTTTAAAGCCTTGCATAACTTGATAATTCTTCCAACCGTACAGTTTGGTTTTACTGAGAATAAAGTTGTAAGAGCTGTCTGACTGATACCTGTCCGTTCTGATAACTCACGATAGGTCAGCCCCTTCTCCTCTTTTGCCTTTTTTAATCGTTCCCAGATAGCATACCGTAGTTTCATAGTTTCATAATGCCCCCTAAAATACTCTAAAGGAAAGCCCTTGAACTGTTTGAAGTCAAGGGTTTTCGCTTAATTAAAATGGTAAATCATCATCTGAAATATCCATTGGATTTGTTTGTCCGAAAGGATTTTCTTGTCTTGAAAAGTCAGGTGTAGGTTGCGTTGACGCTTGGTTGCTTGGTGCAGAATATCCACCTTGTCCTTGTCCTTCACGAACTGAGCGACTTTCTAAAAGAGAAAAACTCTCAGCTAGAACTTCTGTTATATAAACACGTTGACCTTGTTGATTGTCATAGTTGCGTGTTTGAATACGCCCTTCAATACCGATAAGCGCTCCTTTTTTAGCCCAATTTGCAAGGTTTTCAGCACTTTGTCGCCACATAACCACATTGATAAAGTCAGCTTCACGATCGCCATTTTGGTTCTTAAATGGACGATTTACTGCAAGAGTAAATGTAGCGACTGCCACATTGGAAGGTGTATAACGCAATTCTGCGTCCTTTGTCATACGTCCTACTAGGACTACACTATTGATTGCCATAGTTTATTCTCCTTTATTTTTTATCATTTTTGCTTTCGCACTTCTGCCAAAAACCATAAAGATATTTTCAAGAAAGGTTTTTTCCTTAATTTATTTATGCTTATATTATACACTTGTTTCTATACTTTGTCAACACTTTTTATCTTTTTTTAATAAAAAAGTCCTAACTTTTTGTAGGACTTTCTCTTTATTCTGTTCTAGTCTTTATAGATGACCTCGCCAAAATCCCTCTCAGCTTGTTTAATCAATTCTTTCTTGACTAGTAGAGCTTCTGAAAGGGTTTTGGCTCTCTTACGATAATGTTTGCCATGCCTTCTGAGATATACCCTATATCCGTCTCCATTTTTTGACTTTGATATATTCCTTATCCCTGTCTGTGAGTTCGACATAGCCTTGTCTTTACTTGTTCTTGCTTCGTAAGCCTTATTCTGATCTAGGTTGATTGAAAAGTCCTTACCTGCCTGTGAACGTAAATGCCCACAAGACTTCACTTCTTCTCCTAAAACACGACTTAACCTTTTTTCGACCTGCTTTCCACAACTGCATAGACAAGTACAGTTTCTTTGGTGTCGTAGCTCTTTTAAAGGGGGTGTATAACTAAGTATAGTCAGCTCCCCTACTTGTTTTCCAATAACCCAATCAAAATCCTTCATCAGTCAATACCCTTTAACTCTTTGAAATAATACCGTCTAAGGATTGGATCATTCTCCACTTCTTCCTGAGTGAATACAGCTCTACTACCTTCTTCTGCAATAAAGGTAATATCATCACAACTAAGGGCTGAGTAGTAGGTATGCCCCACAATAATCCTCTTAGCAACATAAGTGTACTTCATGAGCTTGGAAGGAAGGTCAATCAGCAAAACCCCAAACTGCTCCGTGTTGTCTGATATGACTAGTTCTTCCCCAAACAGCCCAAGGACATTATTTACTTGCTCTATGAAGGTCAGCTCGCCTATATCATAGGTTTTGACCTTGGTTTTGCTAAAGGTCTGCATACCGTCAGGAGCAACCGTTGTCTCTGTGACTTCAATCTGCCTTTTGCCTTCTGTATAACCAAAGGGAAGAAAGAACTGGACTTCTTCCCAAGTGTCAAAGTGGTAATAATGCTTTTTCCCAAAAAAGTCTCCTGCAACATCTATCACTTTCAACTTGAACTTTTTATTAAACTTTCTAATATTCATTTGTCATCTTCCTTCTCAATGAGGATATAATACTCTTTATCTTTCCAAGTGAACTTATCAAAACTGAACCTTGATTCAATCCATTGGAGAAAATAATCAACTTCCCCATTATATTCTAGTAGTGGAACAAAATACCTCATGTTCTCCTTAACGATTTCAACTCCTTCTATATTTGCTTCTAAGAAAACATAGATTCTTGCTGAATCGTCCATTTCAATTTCATCATCTGCTACACTATCAAGGTCAATTCCTTGTTGATTTAAGTAATGTTCCAAAGCGTTGAAACATTGCCATTTTTCTCTTTCTAGCCAAAGATAGCAATTCTGTAGTTTTTCAACAAGTAGTAAGCTACAAAGATAAGGGCAATAGTGATGATCCATTTTACAACCGTTCCTACAGCTTTAAACGCCCAAGCTAAAAACATTGAGCCAACAAGCCATGAAAGAGGCGTGTAGGTACTGATAAAACGTAGTGTTTCTTCGCTATAAGCCTGTAAAAAAGGTGGTATTGTTACATTGTTTTTTATAAGCAAAATATGTGCATTTGTCTGTAACCATGCAAACACCCCTAAGTTATAAGCGATAAGCCCTGCTTGGTAGGGGTTACGCTTAATGTATCGTTTTACTGATTTAATCATTCTGTTCTCCTTAATGAACTATTGTTTTTATATTTATATTATACACTCTTTTTATCTTTTGTCAACACTTTTTATGATTTTTTGATTATTTTTTTGTACTCATGTATTATTTTTTCGTGTTGTCTAAAAATAAACCCCAAAGGAACTGCTCCTCTGGGAGTTATCTATTTATTCTTTGTCTAGAAGCTTCAATTCCAAGTTAGCAAGATAGCGTAGGTGTTTCATAGTCACTACACAATCGCTATCAAAATACCAACTCCAAAAGCATTTTGTCGCTCTACCGTACTTCCAATAAAATTCCGTTCCGATTCTTTCTCCAAGCAAGGTATCGTCAGAAAGATTTTTGGTTTCTTCCAAAAAAGCTTCAATCGTTTCTCTCATGATTATTCCTTCCCTTCCATTTTCAAACCAATATATTTATTCCATGCAGACACCATTTCTTCTTCTGCTGTAATCACTTTCGGTTGTTTAGTAAGCGCAAGCGCTTCTTCGATTTCCTGCGCCATCTTTTCATTTTCGCTATGTTCACTTAGTAGCTTTTTAAGTTGTGAACTGATTTCTGTTAGAACCAATGAGCAAGTTCCTGATTCCATCTTCAACACTTCTTCAAAGGAAATTTCTGCCACCTGCAACATAGAAAATGACGTTTTCGCTTCTTTTAGGTCTCCCAAAACGCTTGTTAAAAATTCCACTCCAACTCTTAAAGATCCACCTGTTAAAGCGTCTAGGTTAAGTAGCCCAATAGCTGTTGTATCTACCTTTAATTTTTCCAAACTATCATCTTCTAGCGCGTGACGCATTTCCCTTTTAGCAGTTAGGTAAGTTTTTACTGCTTGTTCTAACTCGTTTGCAAGGTCTAGTTTCTTAACCACCCATTCTTGGTTTTTTTCAACTTCTGCAACAGTCAAGATACGTTCCATAATGCTTGATAAGATATTCTTGATTTTTGCATTGATTTCTTGGATATAGGTATCTGCTTTTGCTTTTTCCTGCTTAAACCATGTTACATAACTCCAAATTCGTGTAATAACTTCTTTGTATTCTGTAGCCTTGTTCAACTCGTCCTGCATTTCTCCTGATACATACAGACGATAAATTCCTAAGTCGTCTTTCTCTATAGTCAATTTACTAATCGTTTCAATATCTTCTTCTGCTGTATCTTCATATTCTACAATGTTTGTTCCTACATGGATCAAACCGTCTTTGATAAGGACAAAGCAATCCCCTATCTTAGTGTATTCAAGAGCAATATTTTGCAAAGTAAGCTCCAAAGCACGGTTTAAGTTTGCTTCTGTCAGGTATTCATCAGCTACACCTGCTTCTTTTGCATAGCCTTTACACATTTCCCAATCAATTTCTACAGGAAGGCTTGCAACTGAGTAGTAATTGTCTTTAATCTGGACTTTTAATTGTTCCAACTCGTTCTTATCGTCATCTGATAATAAGTTGTCTAGCTCGTCTTTTTCAACTAGTTCTAGGACTTCTGAATAGTCCTCTAAACCTTTAGTAAAAGGAAAATTGCGTTCAATTTCATCATAGTTGATATTAAAGCTCAAGCCATTTAGTTCAAAAGAACAGTTCACTTTTGCAGAATATGTTACATAATAGGATTTTACAGTCTGGTTGTAGTATTTTCTTGCTTTTTCATCATAAACCGTTGCATTATCTAGGATAGCCTGTTCAATGATTTCCTTGATTTCGTTATCGTATTCATGATCCTTCACGTCCTCGACTGTTACTGAACCATTGCCATAGTGCTTCACATACCAATCAGCAAGTTTTTCTAGGTCTGCGTCATTTAATTCCACGTCAGGAGCGTCAATCCCTGTTCCATAATTAGAACCACTATCCATATCATGACACTCTAAAGTAATTGAGCTAAGTTTTTCTATATTTTCCCCAAAAGCCATATTGCTTTCTCCTTGTCTTTTTTATTTATCTCTAGTATAACTCTTTTTTTCTTGGTTTAGTGAACAGGCTCATTTACAAAAAAAGAAGCCTTTATAGGCTTCCATGAGGTTATTTCCTCTTTGCGTTTTTCTGTGGTCTGCAAAACAAATACCTGACAAACAGATAAATGTAGGTGGAAAATAAGATAGATAACCCAAGCAAGGTTCTATCTGGGCTTTCATGTAGATAAACAAGATACATTGCCCCTGCATTGACTAGTAACAATAAGAGCTTGAACTTCATACCTTACCGTTCTAGTTTTTCTAGCGCTTCATGGATAAAGCCTTCAACCTGCTTATAGTCTTTTGCTTCTACGTTCTTAAAGATAAAACGGTAAGCTATCGTTCGCATTTTTTGAACTTCTTTATCATCTAGGGCAATCAGTACAGGGCGTTTGACTGCTTCATTCTTCTTCTTAGCTTCCAAGACGGATAGAAAAAGGTTCAGTTCTTCCTGCTCTGCGTGATTCAACACATAGCGTTTAAAGCTCCCTTTTTGGTTGCTGTAATATTTACTTGCCTGATACTCTGGTTTATCCTTATTTTTCAGATAGAACCTACGTTGCGCTTCTCTACGCCACTCTCTCGACTTTTCTGGGTGTGCTTCTCGGTATCTGCGTTGAATTTCAAGAACCTTTTGATAGTTGCGCTTCAAATATCGTCTCGTGATATGATGATATTTATAGCTAGTTTTCACTTTCTGTTTTACTTCTTCTTTCGTACTCATATAGTAACCTGTCTCTTTCTTTCTTTCTGTTTTCTCTCATAAGTTGCCTATGCTCTGCACTCAGCAGACTTATAGTGTTTGTTGCGTCCTCTATTTTAGGGTTGTAACCTCTTGCTACCATTCTAAGAATTATCATTTCACTATTGTTAAAATAGTCCTCTAGCTCGTCTAATATCGTCTCGCAAGGAACGATATTTAGATCAGCGTGTTTTTTTACCAGTTCTGAAAAGACTTCGTTTCTGGTCTGGTTAAACTGCCCACTAATTCTTTTCCTAAAAATACTAATCGCAAGCATTTCATCAGGAGTTCTCTGTTCATTCCCATACCTTGCTTCTCGATTCAATTTCAGAAGATACCTTATATCTTCATCAGGAAGCACTCGTAGTAAGATACTTACCATTCGGTAGTTGGGTAAACTGTTTATCCTGCGTGCTTTATTGATTTCTATGGCTATATCTTTTACCTGTTCGACATCTAGCCCACTATATCGGCTCAAAGATTCTGCCATTGGTATTCTGGGTTTTGAGGTTGATTTTACAAGCTCATACAAGCGATTGACAACCACATCTTGTCTTTTCCCCATATTTATATTATACACCGTTCCTCTGAATAATTCAAATAGCTATCTTCTTGCCAACTCCTGCTCTATAATTTCCCCAACAAATTTCATTTCCTCGTCACTTATTCCAATATTTCTATCAGGAACTACTCCATAAAAAGCGTTGTGATTTTGATAAGCAAGGTTAGTAACCTCTTGTCTCAACTTATTAACATTCTGTTCCTCTGTTAAAGATAGCAACTGATTTCTGTTCAAATCATCATCTATTGCAATAATTGTTTTCCCTTTGACTGTCGCTAGTTGTTCCTTAATTGCTTTTAATTTCCCTTCTACTACCGTTCCATTAACTTTAAAACAATGAAACTCCTTGATATTTAGGTACTTATTGATAATATTGCTTTCATCTTCCCAAGTTGATACCCAATGGACTTGAACATTATCCATGCTTGAAAGTTCTTTTACCCAATCCAAAACATCTGTCCTTACAGTCCACCTTCCCCAAGGGTGTGAAATAATTTTGTAATAGCCAGTAGGCTCTTTGTTTGTGTTAAGCACTCCGTCAATATCAAGAAGAATATGCACTTTTGCTTCCTTCTTAAAAATTCTTTGAACTATCTCTTTTATCCCCATAATTTATTCCTCTACGAAAACCACTTCAACAATGTTCACTTTGTGTTGTTGTCTTGCCCCTGAGATACGCCATTGCAACTGTCTATAATCATTGTACTCTCCACTTCCTTCTTGTTTTGGATCAAGTACAATCATAGTATCAAAGCGATACTGCAATCCATCTACACCAGTTCCCATGACCTTTGCTGTAGCAATTAAGTTAGCGCTGTTCAAGTGGTCTATCTGCTTATCGCCAGTCCATAGCCCAAGAGAATTGCCTTTAAAGTGTTCATACATTGCCTTTGCTACTCTCTTGCTTTCACAAACGACAACCACGCCACCTTTCAGCCCCTCTTTTCGGTTAAATGACCTCTCTAACATTCCACCTGCCATTTCCATTACAGGACTAATCTTAGTGTCATCTACGATCAGCTTGCCATCTTCAATAACAACCTCTGCTTGTCTCAGCAAGCGTTCGGTATGCTTGTTAGACATAGAGCCTTTACCCATGACATAATCGCCATCTACTCCTAAGACGTTGAACTTTTTAAAACTTTTCAGCTTTTCTTTGTTCTTCTCAGGGATTGAAACACGCTTTAGGTAAAGCTCCTTTGCAAAGCCATTGTTTAATACAGCTTGCTCTATGTTCTCGATCTCCTCGCAACACATAAAATTGCCACGGTTATCTAGTTGAGCAATATAGCTCTCGTAGTCTGCAAAATCCTTCCACTTTGCTTTCATTGCAGAATAAGAATCATAGACTAGTGTTCCCCACTTTAAGAGCCATTCCTGTCTATTGGACGGTTCTTGCGTCTTGAAGAAGGTCTTTTCAAGGGGGTAAAAGTTCTCCCCTTTGCGCCTGATAGGTGTTGCAGATAAGCCGATAGTGTACTTTCTCTGGATATGTAGATAGTCCTTACAGGTCTGATTACTACACATATCCTGCCATTCATCTATGACAAGTACATCATAGTCCAACTCTGCTTTCAACTGCTTCACGTTCTCGCTAAGTTCTACATACTTTGGATTCTGTCTATAGAGTTTTCGTACCCCTATTTTTTTACGAAGCGTTTTAAGCCCCTTCTCGGCTTCTCTAAGAGCGTTCGCTTTCGACCTTAACCATTTGTCGGTTTTGACCGTAAAAGCGACAGGATAGCCCAAATTTAGCTCCTGAGCGTCCTTCTCCCAACCATTGAGTATGGCTGTCTTGTTATTCAAGATTAGAACACGCTCTGCTTTCTTCTCCTGAATGATCGCCATTGTTGCGATTGTCTTACCACGTCCACCTAGTGCTTCAAGGAAAATACCGTCTATCTCCCTTCTACTGCGAACTAGAGCCGACTTTTGCCAAGGACGGAGTTCTATCACTTCTTCCCCTCTTAAAATCATTCTCCTTAAAGCCTTTCTTAGATTTTATGTTTATATTATACACTCTTTCTTTTCCTCTGTCAACAAAATAAATAAAAAAGCCTATGATTTCTCATAGACTTCCTCTGGTCTCTTATTTATTTACTAGCTCTTTCAAGGCTGTTCCTGATTTAAAAGCAGGTACTTTCTTTGCTTTAATCATAATAGATTTCCCTGTCTGTGGATTGCGACCTTTACGCTCTGCACGTCCTCGCACTTCAAAATTACCAAAGCCAATCAACTGAACTTTTTCGCCTTCTGCTAGAAATTCTGAGATTTTATCAAAGATATACTCTACTGCTTCTTTTGAACGCTCGTTACTGTAGTCAAGGGCTTTAGCCATTGATTTATAAATATCTCGTTTAGACTTCATGTTTCCACCCCCCTTGCTACATTCTATAACGATTATACCATTTTATAGATTCTTTTAAAACAAAACACGGTAGGAGAGAGCCGCAACGAACCGACCTACCGTGTATAAAGAAATTAAGTTTTTCTCGGTTGAGAATATTTTAGGAGTTTAAGTAAGACACGCAACTATCTTACCCACACCTTATAAAGCATTATATCACGCATTTACTATAATTACAACCCAAAAATTAAAAAAAGACAAACATTTCTGCTTGTCTTTTTCTTGTAATTTGTTATGAAAGAGGTATTTAGATAGTATTAGTCCTTTTTGCGTTTCAAAAGTCCAACGCCTGAGAACAAAGTAGTTAGTCCTGCGATAAGCATTGACGCACTTTCTTCTAAACCTGTGTTTGGAAGGCGTGTCAATTTACCGTCTTTTTCTTTAACGGTAACTGTACCGTCTTTTTCGACTTGTCCACCAAGTTCCTCTGGGGCAAAAGTTTGTTCTTCCCCTGTTTCAGTATTTTTAACGATAACCTTTCCGTTATCTGTGCTTAATACTGTTCCCTTGTCAGTTTCAACTGGTTTTGCGTCTGTTGTAGTTGGATCAACGATAGGCAAGTTGGTATTGTCCTTCTTGTTATCAGCAAGTTTTTTGTCATCAGCAGGTTTCTTGTCATCTGCCTTGTCTGTTGCTGTAGAAGGTGTTTCTGTTGTAGCAGGCACTTCTGGTACAGCAGGAGCTTCTGTTGAAGGCTCTGTAGTTGTAGAAGGCGTTTCTGTAGTTGATGGAACTTCTGGAACAACTGGTGTTTCTGTTGTAGCAGGAGTTTCCGTAGTTGCAGGTGCTTCCGTTACAGCAGGTGTTTCAACTGGTTTTTCATCTGCGATTGGAACAACTGGTACTTCTGGAACAGCAGGTGTTTCTGTACCTGTGTTTCCTGCGTTACCTGTATCAACTGCGTCAGCGCTTGGAACGTTAGTGTCCGTAGGTTGAGTTGTCGCTGTTGCTACTGCGTCTGGACTGATGACTTCATCAGCGAAAGTCGTGGTAGTGTTTGCTACTGAAAGCAACACTACTGAGCAAGCCAAAGTTACGATTGTTTTCTTCATGAAAAAATCTCCTTTTTTTATTTTTTAAAATAGTCACGAACAATAAAGTCCAAGGTCTTTGTGTTGGTCTTGAACCCTTCTTCTTCTTTGACACGGTTAAATTCGTCCACAAGTTCTCGTGGTACTTTCCAACCGTACACTATCAGGTCTTTAGCCACCATAATTTCCCCTTACTTTTTTATCGTGATTTCATTATACCACAATGATTTTATTTTTGCTAGTATTTTTTGTGGTTTTTTTGCTAGTTTTTTTAAAATAAAAAAGAGAAGCTATAAACTTCTCTTTTCTTTATGTTCTTAGACAAAGCTAGGAAGGATAAGCCAACCAAAGATACCTGCTAGAATTGCTGTACCAAAGGAGAAAACTGCCTTTTTCCAATCATGCTTTCTTGAATAATGGAAGCCCATAAAGACTGCAATAAGGATAATTGCAAACAAGCCCCATTGTGTCAAGCCAACCAAATCTTTTTGAGATTCTTTTCCTGCTTCGACAACTTGTGTTTTGTTCTTAATGTTGTTCAGTTGATTTTTCAAACTTGGATCAAATGTAGCCAATAGTTGTAGTTTTGTAAACATAGTTAATTACCTTTCTTTTTTCAGCTTATTGCTTATAGTTTAATTATATCATATCGTTAAAAGTCTGTGGTTACTTTCTCTTTTTCCTTTTCTTAGGGTAGCGTACAGGCTTTTTAACTGGTTTCATGCCCTCTTTACGAGTGACTTTTGGAGTGTTAGAAGAAGAATTGTCAGTTATAACGGACGTTTGAGCAGAACGTTCTTGACTGACGATTGTAGGCTTCATCTTACCTTCACGTTGTGGACTGTTAGGTTTGTCAGCAGACGTAGGTATCTTACTACCGTTTCCTGTTGGATTCGGTTTGTTTGCTCTCCGTTTATCTACAAAGTCTTTGAACTTGCTTGCTCCTTGTCCTACTGCTTTTCTAACAGGGCTTTGAGGATTTCTTATACCACGTCCTATTGTGTTGAACGCATTATTCGTCTTGTTAGCAAGGTTATTCATACCGATAGCCGACATAGTAGCTGTCGTAGCAATTCTAGCGACTTGATAGTAAACACCTGCTCCTTTTCCTGCAACCGACATCAACTTACCAAATTTACCATTATTCTTAGGTTTTGGTTTTGGTTTAGGTGTTCCATTAGGTTTGCCTTCTTCATTACGGAACGGATTGCGTTTCTTCTCGTCATCTGTAAGCTCTTTACGGTTATCTCCACCGACTGCTTGACCGTCTGGCTCATTTGGATTTTCGCCATCTGCGCCACCTGTTGGACTAGTTGGACTGTTTGGTACAACGTCTCCATCATCATCAGTAGTAGGACTATCTCCTGTGACATTATCTCCACCACTAAAGCTATTTTTGATATTACCCAAGCGTTGTTGAAGGTCTTGTTTAGCTCCTAGCAAGCCACCTGTCGCAAGTCCTAGCAAAGCACCTGCTCCAAAGCCACCTGAGTTTTGGTAGATAATGCTGTCTAAACCGTAGCGTCCGAACAACCAACCTTTGATTGCTAGACGTATTACATCAAACATATAGATAAGCCCGACAATCAATGAGATTTTCTTATCTGCTACTTGCACGAACGGATAAGTAAGAACCCACGCTACACATAGAACTCCAAAGCCGACACCAAAGCTCCCTGCCATTCCGAGTGGAGAATCATTCAAGGCTTTTGCTGTTTCTGTAATAATACTTACTCCCAACTGGAAACTTGAAGGTATGAACTCTACGATCAATCCCCAGAACCAAGTTAAGATTGAGTAGTAAACAGCGTTCGACCATGAACCCTTAATACCTGCAAACATAGCCTTCCAACGTCCGACAATGTAATCACTAATACTGATTGTAGCAAGTGTCTTAACGTAAGTCATCAGGATAATTGTGTAGGCAAGTGTGATAAAGAACCCACTAATCTTAACAGAAGCAATATCATCTGACTTCTGAGGAGTGATGAATCGGTTATAGATAAATGGTGTCTTAGAGCTTGATTTACCTTTACCTGAATCTGAGTGGTTAAGGTTGCTTGCATAATAGCGCAACTCTGTCTCTTTGAGCTGTGATTGAAGAAGGAACACGACTGATTGGTTTGATAATTGTAGGTCTGATACGTCCATATCGGACTTCGTACCCATATACTTATTTATCAATGCAAGGTTGTAGGCGTTGATATATTTCCAATAGAAATAATGCTTGCGTCCTTCTGACTTGTAGCCTTTCCCATCTTCGCTCATTTGAGGAGTTGTTACAGATTCTGGAGCTTTATCATCATCTTCTAGGTTAGAACCTTGTTGTTTTCTAAGGTTTGCAATCTGAGTAGATTTCCCTGCACCGTACATATAGGTTGAAGGGTGTTCTGTGATTGCGTTATTGTTTGTGTTAGCACCATAGAGGTAAGTCCAAGGTTGTGATAGAGAAACAGGCGTTGCTTCCCAATAGACACCGTAGAATCCAATATAAAACTGTTTCTTATAATTTGGATCTTTTGCGTTTGACGTACCTGAAAGATAAGCGTACTCTGTGGACTTGTTTTCATCACTTGCGCTTTCGCTTTCTTCTTCTTGACGCTTAATACTTGCGTCATTTTGAGTGAAGATATAAGGATAACCGTCAAATTGATAACCAACTGGCACAAAGTCAGCAGATTGTTGTGAGCCACCACTTATTTTAAGCATTGGCGCACCATAGATAGTGAACTTAGTCTTTTCTTTGTTCTCTCCTTCGATTTTGTAACTCATGTAGCCATTCTTAACAAAATCAGCAGGAAGGTCATTAGAAGCGACTGAGTTTCCTGTACGTTGAGCATTTGCTAGTTTGCTTGCCTGTGCAATACCACTTAGATAGGTATTGACATCAAACGTAGCCCCTTGCGTGTTATGTTGGCTTAGGTCAGCAGATAATTCTGAACCAAGTTTAGCTTCGATTCTCTGATTGAGGTCTTTAATCTGCTTAGATGACATATTCCAAGTAGAAATATCTATATCGTCCTTATCAATCAGTTCTTGATATTTAGGCGCTCCATCTTTACCTGCAAAGTTATAGGCTTCTCGCAAGTCCAAGTTAAATGCTACCGCATATTTGAGCATATCAATCTCTTTATCGCTTGCGTCTTGCTGTTGATTATAGCCTGCTCCGTTTGCGACTGTAGAACCTGTTACAATACCTGCTAGGATAATCATAACGACTGGTGCAGATACTCTAAAGAACCACTTAGTCATAGCTTGTCCGTATTTACCTTTACGGAAAGTCATTCGATAAATGAGTGACAATAACCCAATTAGCAACCAGACAAAGAATATCCAATTACGGTAAGCGTTAATGGTTTCTGCCATACCTGCGATAAACTCATTCGTGAAGAAGTAGTCTTTCAAATTGACTGCCAAGTTCACTAACCAGTTATCCGAACCTGATTCTCCTTTTGCCTTGTAGAAAATCATTCCGATTGGATCGCCAAAGATATTTCCCAATCCTGTTACAAATCCAAGGAAGGCATTAGCTACTGAGTTGAACACGTCAAATACCATAGCTATTATCCAAAGAGCAGGAGCAAGGATAGTCAAGATGACATTTCCGATTACCCCAAACCAACCGTTGTTATTATCCCAAATATCTCCAAGGATTGAACCAAGGTTGTTACTTGTTGTTGAGTTTGTATCTGTTGCTGTCGCACTAACTGAGATAAAGCCCCAACCACCGTACACTTTAAGCATATTCGCAAGTGTCTTACCTTCTGGCTGTGGACTGCCTGCCATGTTGATTGAGTTAGGGATATAAGCCCCTTTAGTCTCTCCGTTTCCTGCGTACTTTCTGACTGCTTCGTTTGACTTATAAGCGTCATCATTCACTAGTACGTTGCTTGAAGGAGCAGGATAATACTTGATTTCTCCATAGGATAGGTCAATATCCTTGATAGCGTCGTCTCCTGAACCCCCTTTAGTATACATAATGTACGCTAGGAGCGTGTTTGTGGAAGGTCTATCCCCCACGTTAGGGTATGATGACGCAAATTCCTCTGCTAGAGCCTTCTGCTTGTCCTGTTGAGTTTTCTTACGGTCAGCTTGACTTTGCTTCTTCTCTTTCTTCTCAACTAATTTAGAGCGTACAGAATAGCTACCACTTTTATCAAAGAATACCCCTGCTGTAGCGTTCTTTGTTTTAATATCTGCTACTGGAACAAACACAAACATAGTTCCTTTTTGAGCGTTCTGGAAAGCGTCCACATCATTAGAAAAATCTTCTAACTTCCAAGGATTCCCTGTTTCCAAATTATGAGAACTTACTTTTACTGGTCGGTAGGCAAGTAACTTATCTCCTGATTTTTCCTCATACCAGTACCCATCTTCTGCCTTGTAAAAGGTTTTCATATAGGCTTCATCTTGGGCGATTAGGGCATTTGTATTTTTACTACTTCCAATTTTGGAAGCACTAAAATAACTCATTTTTGCGTCACTACCACCACCTTCATCGCCTATCTTTGCAGGACTGTAGGCTTGGTTCGCTGAATTGATCCCAACTAGGACAGGAGAACCACCTGCAATATTAAAATATGGTTGAAATTTAACCCTCTGAGTAACACCAACACCTATATCTTGATACATAGCATAAGCAATAGCCCCTCTCTTTTGCTCAGGGTTGGCTTTTATTTCAACCTCTTTAACCTTTTCAGCAGGTTGCACTTTTGCCTTGCCGTCATCATCTGCATAAACCACATGAGAGGTAGATACCATTGTTGTTACCCCTGTTGAAAACAGTAAGCAAGACAACAATAGTATGTTACCTAGTTTTTTCTTAAATCTCCTCATAGAATATCTCTATATCCTCCATTCTATTAGGCTTTAGAGCATAGCGAACCATTCTCTGTTCTTCTTTATCCTGAACAACATTTCCTGTGTCTGGTTCAAGCAAGCGTGGATAAATCTTGATTGTCTTAGGTTCTTTAAAACCTTTACGTTTCAACTTAATATCCCCAATCAACACATTTAGGTAGTTGTTAAAGACTTTTTGAACTTGCCTTGCTCCACCCTTAGAGCTATCACGCATATTCGCTATGTAAGAGGATAGAGTAACAGCAAGTGGATAAAACTCCCTTACCTCTCCATCTTCTAAGCCACGAACAAGTGTACTCTTATACTCTATTTTATCATCAATTTTGATTTCTATGTTCTCTTGCTCTTTTGCGTTCTGGATATACTTATCCAAGAACAATTCGGTCAACTCGATAGCGTCTGCCTCGGTCAAAGACGTAAACGGTAGTGTAGCGTCTAAACGTCCAAAGAACTCTCTGGCAAAGTTGTACTTTTCGTGTAGATGGCTCTCTAACTCATTTACGATAGAGAACATGATCCGTCTGATTTCATTTTCAGGAGTATTTTTAGTTATCGTGTTATCTGAGAACTTGTCATTCCCTTCAAAGATTTCATAACCTGCATTTGAGGTAAAGATAACGATAGCTTTTGCTAAAGAGGTCTTTCTATCCACTCCACCAAAGCGTGGAGCATACTTTAAGATACCTTCTCCTGTGAGGTCTAGGAACACATCACGCAAAGAACTGATAACCTTGTTATCTTTGGAAGGGATAGCTTTTTCCACCTCGTCAATGACAAGGATAGCAAACTCACTATCTCCCACCTGTTCCCCTGCTTCTTTTAGGAACTTTTCAACCCCACCTTCGATATAGGCATAGTTAGAACAGTTCAGAAGAACGATTTTACCAAGTCCACCAAAGATATACTCGTTGAGGACTTTAGCTGTTTCTGTCTTACCTACACCTGTTGGTCCAAGTTCTAGTAACGATAAGAAGGGGCTGTTATCACTCTTGGATAGATTACCGTATCGTGATACTAACGCACGTTTCAATAGATACTTAGAAGCATACTGACCTTTAATACGTTCATCTATCGCTTTGGTTGCACTCTCAATATCAGGAACAACCTCTGCTGTGATATTCTTAGCCGACCTAAAGACTTCTACGACCATTTGGTAGTCAGGTGTCTCTCCTACGTTAAAGGAGTGAGCGTCCAAACTCTGTAGAAATTGCTTGGTTTTCCGTGGTTCAGCACTCATTAAATCTTCTCTAGCATTTACACGGATAATAAAGCGTATCAGCTCTCTGGATAGCGTTGAATTAGTTATTCCTCTGAGCTTCATCAAGTATTCCCAATGAGCGACTGCGATTTCTTCTACTTCTTCTTTTGAAAAGTCCTGTAGAATCGTTTTCTCTGAGAAGCGCTCCTTGAAAGGTTGGTTGGTTTCAATGTAATAGCGATATTCTTCAAGCGTTGTAGCGCCAATGAGAATCAAAGAGCCAATTTCTGGCTTGATATGACGTTTCAAAACGTCAGCACCATTACTCTCTCCATTTTCCTTCTGGACTGCCTTAGTAAGAGTGTGTGCTTCATCAATAAAGAGAACAAATTTTATGTTTTCGTCATTTAGGAACTCTCTTGCCTTCTGCTCTAGTCCAAGGATTTTAGGTATCATTTCAGCTAGTGTTGCTGTGAACTTGCTATCCCCTTCATCTAGCAAAGCTAGTAAGGATAGCTCCACAACTACAAGATTATAACCCATCTTGTTTGTCATTTCGCCTGAATTGATCCGTCTTGTCGCTTCACGGACAATAGTTGTTTTCCCTGTACCTGCATTTCCAAGAATTATTCGTGTAGGCTCTAGGGTATTAGCTATTGTATCGTTGATTGCTTTCAATTCATTCTCACGCCCCCTAAAATTTCCATCATAGGGGGGGAGAATAATCAAACTATCCTTGTACTCATTGTTAAAGTCATCTAACAGCTTCTTAAATTGCTCATTACGAAACAAGCTACTTTCTGTTCCTGAACCCTTTTCAAGTTCTTCCTTGTATTCCCTTACCTTGTTGTTCCAAGAAACAACTTTGGTATCGTAGTTGAACACTAGTTGTTGTCGTCCTGAACTATTCACATGAACTGCTTTAGAAAACTTTTCGTCTATTTCTTTGGACTTTCCTTTTGGTTTGTGGTGCTTTTTCTTTTTTCCTACAGTTACCAAAATTAAGCTCTCCTTTCTTTTTTAATTCAATGAATACATCTTCGTTGTATAGTCACTAAAGGTACTTTCGTCATAGTTAAAGCGTTTCTTAATCTCTGTTAAGTTTTGGTTCGCTTTTTCAAGATTATCCTGAGCGCTTGCGATACTATCATTGATCGTGTTTTGTTGATTGATAGCGACTTCATCATTCGGATTTCGGTCTAGGGTTTCTCTGACCTCTTTCAACTTATCATTGAGAGCTTTAATTTCCTCTGTGTAGCTGTTGACCTTATCCCTTGCGACTGATACAGCTAGGTCACGATAAGCAAGCGTGTAGAACTTCCTAAAATCAAAGGCTACTGTGTCTCCGTCTTGCGACAATAGACTATCTACATCAAGGGTAGTGATTTTATACTTAGCGTCATCTTGTAATGCAGATTTTAAGGTCATGTTCAAAGCGATAATATCAGTCTCTTTTACTTTCTGAGCCTGTTGATTGTTTACGTTCTTCAATAGGTCACTTGTAATATCTGATACGATTTTACTATTCGTTCCTGTACCAATAGTTAGTTGGTCTCCACTAGAACTTATATCCCCACCACTTGTAGTAGTGTTGTAGATAGCAACCGTGTAGGTCTGCTGTTTAGGATAAGGGATAATGATATAAAAGTCTCCGTCTGTATTCATTCGCCCAAAGTAAGTAGGTATGCTACGTCCACCAATATCTGAGGTAGTGACTACCCAATAGTCACTTGCCTTAGTTGGTAACTTGCTATTGCCTTCTTTTACTTCAAGCGTAGCAATCAACACATCTTGATTCTTGTCTGTGTAGTAGTTCTTGACTATGATATTAGCTCCTGAACGTGCAAATTGTAGCGTCTCTCCTATCGGTGTTTGTGAGTTTCCTAGAGCCTTACGCCCTTCAATAACACTATAAGCGATAAAGAAGGTTGTAAAGACTACCATCAGGAAGGCAAAGCCACCTTTTATTGCTTTACTGATATGAGGAGATAGCCTTTTAAGATTATTATTTAACATATCGGTTTAACTCCTATCAAGTAAAATGATCTTGTTGCAGGACGATTGAATAAGGCACGTCCTACTCCCCCTTCAAATTCAATATCAACCTTTGTTGTTGTTGGGAGTTCAGCCTTTACTAACTGCTCGTAATTCCTTGAATTGTTCATACGACCTACGAACGACCAGTCAACCCCTGTGTTAAATTCTTCATACAGGCGCTTAGTAAGAGTAAATACGTTAGATGAACCTAAAGAGTTCTTCGTGCTTGGTTTCAATGAATCCGTAACGTCATAACTCAATAGCACTCGCACCTTCTTATCATAGGTACGCTCAAACTGTTCAGCTAGATACTCATAAGTTCGGACATCTAAAACCTCTGCACCGTGAATAATCATCAGGTCTCCTGCTCCTAAGAACTCTGTCACAAAGTCAACTAGATTGATAACCTGAATATTTTTCTGTAGAGTATCAAGTTTGTCTAGTCGTATGTAGTAGTTGACCTTGCTTTCGTCTAATTCAAGGGTTGTCTTAGAACCAATCAGCGACCTATTATTCGTCAAGAAGCTCTCTAGTCGTCTCTTAATCTGAGCGACTTCTTTTGCTTCATCAATCTTCATATCCCTGCGTAGGTTAGCTTCTTTGGTCTCAAAGCGCGTGATAGCACGGTCAAAAGCAGGATATTTACTTGCAGGTTGTTGCAGATAGTTCCTACGGTCAACCATCACGTCATTATCTCTGTTCCAAAGCGCTTCATTTTCCATCAGCTCGTCAAAGACTTCATCAACTATCCCTGTATCTTCGCCTTGGTAGTAAATCAAGGTTTGGATAATGGTATTAAATTTCTTCTTAGAGCGACCATAAGCAGGGATTTCTTCTTCCTTTTCTTCCGTTCTGTTCTTCGCAAAAGGCTGTAATGGATTGATACTAATTCGTGAGCCATCAATAATCTGCGTTTCCTCGATAATCGTATTCTGGAACTGCTTAGTGTCTCGATTATGAGGGGTTTCTAATTTAAAGTAGTCAAAGTCATTTAGGACGATATGGACTACTTTCTTACCTTCCATCAAGAATTGATTAGCCACTTGCTGACTTGTTACGCTCGCTAGTGACTGAGGTTTCTTAATAGTCTCTGCTTCATCTTGATAAACGTCCTTAAAGACATAATCAAAGCGTGAAAATGAGCGTGGTATTGCTACAATACCTAGTTTGTTGAGGTAGTTCTTTGCGTCAATTAGGACTTTTGGATATTTAGAGTTGCCATCTTCCCCAATCTGAGAAGGAGCTAGAAAATCATATCCAAATTCTTCTCCTAATTCATCTTGTAGCGTAGTTCGTTGGAAGAAACACAACTTCGCATAGTTCTCTAGCGTAGTAGTGTTCACTTTCTCAGTAACGATTAGAGGATTGAATAAAATTCCTCGCTTGTACTTGTTAGTTCCTACTGTATCAACCAATTCAAAGTATTGGATAGGGTTGTATTTCTTACTGATATAGTTATCAACCCCACCCCAACGGTTTAGGATAACTTCAATTTGGCGATCCAACTTCTCTCTGGAAAGAGCTGTAACAACGATTTCCCAAACATACAAGCCACCTGACATTTTGTCGTCAGACTGTTCAGCAAGATACATGGCGCTGTGACGATTCGTAGCCCACTTAATATCTCCTGCAAGCCCACCGTCTGGCAAGTCTTGGTCGTTGACCTTAACCAGATTGGCTAAACCTTTCATTTCCTTACGATATTCTTCTGGTTTTAGGAGTTGGAGCTTATTCCATGTTGTTACCGTACAGCCTGAGATAACAGGGAAGCCTTTGAGATTGATAATATCTTCTGCCTGCATTTGTAGTCCTCGTCCGTAAGGGGCAAACACATACAAATACTTTCTATAGCGCCCATTGATTAGATAGTCTAGGGCATATTCTTTAACAATAGATTTCATAGTCTATCTAATATCCTTTCTAGGTTCTTTTGTGAGATAGGCGCATAGCTTGCGATAACCCCTTTTTCAGAAGCAGACCTCAAAAACTGTCTGCCCTTTGATAGTTCTTCTTCCTTGTTTGCTACAAAGAATACAACTTCCTTCTGCGTCAACTCATTCTTTAAGTCATCAACTACACGTCGGTTCTTAATCTGAGCCAACTTCTTCTGCAACTTCGTACTGTTAGGGTTCTGTCTGATTTCTCTATAGTGTTCTTTCAAACTAGTAAACTCAACACGTTCAATCTGGCTTGATTGGATCATTGTGACTTCTCCCAAGTTGGGTAGTAAGTTTTCAAGGTCTGTGTAGATAGCAACTAAGTCTCTTGAAAGCATGGACTTGTTGACTACACCCTCTACCACATAAACCTCTCCATAGCTCTTACCGTTATCAAAAACAATCTGATTTCCCTTGACCTGCGCTTTAAAACGTAGGTTGTTCAGGCTTGGTTTTGATTTTACCAAGTAAAAGAAAGTACGGATACTATCAATCAATAAAGTTGTATCGCTAGAAGGCTTGATATTCAACCATGCCAACCAAAGAAGCGTTATGCTTACGAGGATTGCAGAAATAATACCACTAAAAACTGAGACTGTAGAAGTCCATTGGAAGGCTAGAGTTGCCATGAAAATTGTCGCAAAGACTAACATCAAGGAGAACCCAGCCCACAAAATTTTAATAGGCTTACCATTGGTTAGGTTTTTGAAAATATCAAAGTAGAAATACGAGTTTACCAAACCATGTTTTAGACTTTCCCCAGTCCAATCTCCCTTTGGGATTTCAATAACGTCAAATTCGTTTTCTTGGACTTGTTGGTATTCTTGTACCTCGTTTGCCATTATTCATTCCCCTTTCCTCGCTTCATAGCTTGAAATTTCTTCCATTCTTCAAATTCGTCATACTCTGACATATCTGAGCTTTGAGGGGCTACAGGCTCTTGAACCTGCTTTTTAATTTCTGGTTGAGGTCGTTGAGGTTCTTGTTGGTTGATAATCTTATCTCGTTCATTGTTCGCAACCGTTACTGTCCTTCCGACAACCTCGTTCAATACACTCTTTGTACCAATGACTGTAGCTCTCAATCCCCAAAGAATAGAGCCTTTTTCTAGCGCTCCACTTGATACGTCATTCTGTAATGTATCTTCATCAAACGTATTGTCAATTTTCTTTTTAACTTTTTTAAAAATACCCATTCGTTACTCTCCTAGATAATCAGCAAGTGCTTTTTTCATGTAGTCGTCAGTTACTCTTACGTCCTGCTCTTTAAATACAGACTTGATAGCGTCTTTGACTGCCTTAGTATTCTTTGCAACTTCTTCTTCGGACGCTTGTTTCTGACCTAAACCAATACGGACTTTATCTTCCTGAATCTGCTCTTTAAGTTCATCAGTCCAACTTTCCATATTTTCGCCCTTTGCAGGGTTTTCTAATACCTTAAACACATAGTAGGTTTTAACGATTGAACCGTCTGGTGCTACGTTGTCTTTTTCAATAACTGTAGCTCCCCCTTCTTTGGTGCTTTGGAGTTGTTTTAGCTCCTCGCTAGAAAGTTGCTCTGTGTTAGACTTGATAGTTGCTGTTTGTCCGTTCAGTCCTGATTGATCCATTTTAAGGAAATTGTCAATCTTAACTCCCTGACCTAACTGTGTAGCAATATCATTCGCTTGCGCTTCATCTGCCACTAATACCATCTGGACTTTCATTTTAGGGTGGAAGGTTTCCCAACGTTCAGCCATTTCTTCTTGGGTTACATCAATATTGGTTTTCAATCCATACTGCAAGGCTAGTTGTTGACGTACTAGAGTTTTGATACTCTCTGTACTGTCTCCTTTTTCAAATAAAGTCTTTAGTCCTGCGTTTCGGTAGTTCGGTAGTGCTGTTTCAATTTCTTCATCTGTGATTTTATCGCCATAAAGCGCACCGAAAGTCTGGTACAAAAGCGTAGTCTTAACTAGGTTTGAACCTTCTAGGGAGTTCTTGTAGTATTCGTACAGCTTCCGTCCTCGGATATAGCCCCCTTTGTAAGTTGCGACTGTTCCCCCTACCGTGTTCCCTGTCTGCACATAGTTAGATAAAGCGAATCCTATTGCCATTGATAACCAAGCTGTCAGCCCAAAAGCAAGAATCTTGCCACGCTTCGTCTTTAAGTTAAACGTCTGACCTAAGAATGAGCGACACTTGTATAAGAAATTATGCTTCGTTTCTTCCTGCTCGCTTACCTTTTCAATTTCAGCTATCGTGTTTTCTTTAGCTTTTAGTTGTTTGTACTTTTCTTTAACTTTCTTTTTTCCCATCTGATTTCTTTCCTTTCTTGACCGTGTATTTAGTTTCTTCTCCACTAATTCGGATAGATACTATTAAGTCCTGTTGAATCAAGCGACTAAGATAGACTTTCAAAGTTGTCTCTTTAATCTCCGTTACTTTCATCAACTCTTTTAAGGTCATTTCTTTATGCTTTTCTAACTCTGATAAAATCCACCTTTGAGCTATCGTAACCTTTGGTTTATGTTCCAAAATATCCTCCTCAATAACATTTTATTATCATTACTTAATTATACCATAGTTTTTTTACTTTACTATGATTTTGTGTATTAAATTTGCGATTTATCTTGATTTTTCTAGCCTAGAGCAATAAAAAAGCCACTCTCTTATGAGCGACTTTTACTTTTACTTATTAAACGTCATATTCTGAATAGTCAACACCGTCAATCCAACCTTGAACAATACGGATCAATCGTACTATGATTTTACCCAAGAATCCATAGAAGACACCTGCGAACCACATACCCCCTGCACAACATACACACATAAACGAAAATATCAACCATTCATAAGTTGTTTTATAGGTTAGCAAGAACACGAACCCACCAATGATAGCTCCACCCCAGAAAATATTAGTCAGTACGTCTGACGTGATGAAGGTAAAGAACCACCAAATAGGCAACGTTCCATAATACCAAATTTTAGATAATAACTCTCTCATTTCATTTACTCCAATCTTTCTTAATCGGCTTATTCGCCACAATAGACTTATGGCTAGACTTCTTATATCCGTCTCCTGCATTTTTCACACTTACTGCCAAAAGTCCTGCAACTGTTGAATCAATAATATTTCTTAGTGACATAACTGTTTCTCTCTTTCTTTAATAACTCTTTCTTAACTTTACACCATCATTAAATCACAAAAATATTATTTTGTCAAGTATTTGTATTATTTTTTTGTGTCGTTTGATTATTTTTTTGACATAAGGGCAAAAAGAAAAGAGGGGTAAACCCTCTCTTTCTTAGCCTACTGACTTAGCTTTGCTTGTTACTTTGTAGCCTTCTGATGATGGATTCCAAAATTCGTAGTTCTTCGCTTTTTGGGTAGCTTTTGTGATATAAGAGTAGTTCCAAGTGAAGCTATCTCCGTTACCTGAATAGTTAGGAACGTTCTGCTCCACTAGAAGAATATCTCCGTTATCGAAAACGTGACTGACAATAGCAACGTGGTTAGGTTGTAGAGAAACAATATCTCCACTTGTCGGTGTACTGGTTGTACTCTTACCGAATTTAGAAGCAACCTGTTTAGCCATTTCAACACCGTTACCTGTCATACCGTGAGAATCGCCCATAGCTTTTCCGTCTTTCTCCCACAATGCCCCAAACAAAGCACTTGCTAGAGTGGTACATTGGTCGGTATATCCACTTGAAATATAAGCAGAAGCTCCTTCCCAACCCACTTTAGAACGCCATTTCAATCCTACACTCTCTGGATCAAGAGCATATTGTTGCATTTCAGGGGGTAGGTCATCTTTTTTCCACCACAGATTTAAAGTATAGCTTGTTGAACCACCTGCTTTTTGCCAACCGTCTCCACCACCAGAACTGCTGTTAGTGTCGCAAACTGCTGTACCTCTATGAGCGCCCATCTTAGCCCCAACTGCCTTATCTTTACTTTCAGCAATAGAGCCTTTTTTAAATGGTGTCTTACCATATTTAGCAATAGCTTTTTCATCTAACCATTTGAGCTGTTCTCCGTACTGGTCGTACATCTTATTTAGTGAGACTTGATAGCTTGAATCTGTCGCCCAACCACCATCAGCAATAGCCTTAAAGACTGCTTTTGCGTCCGTGTTGTTAATCGCTCCGTCATAGAGCGTTTGACGTGCCATGAACTCAGCTTTACCTACAATCCCTGCGTCAAAACTCTTGAAGTAGGTATAAGTACCACCTGTATTGTCTCCAACGGTAGTTCCTGCTCCTGAAAAGGCAACAGCGTCCTTACCATAGAGCTTCATGGTTTCTGAGAAGTCCTCTAATTTAGAGGTTTTAACTCCACCCATGTTATGAGCCTGACCGAATGAAGGTACGCTCTCATTGAAGCTAGTCTCAATCATAGTTTGAATGATAGACGCAGAAGGTAAGAACCCACCTACACGCCAACTTTCAACATAGGCTTGCTCATGTTTTTTAGCAAACTCATTCAACATTGTTGCTGTATCTTTACTACCAGAAGTAGAGGTACTGCTGTCTGTTGAGCTATTCGTGCCTTTCACACGTTCTGAACTGTCATTGTAAGCACACTTAGGTTTACATTTTGTTTCTACCTTCTCAACGTCATCTTCGCTAAAGTTGGTTGAACCTGAGTAACGGTAAACATATACTGTCTGATGGTCTGTTGCTTCATCACGGTATTTAGAGTAAGTGTCACGAGCGATACCGTTATGACCTGCCGAGCTATGGATAATAGTCTCATTGTCATACATAATCATAGTATGCCCTAAGTCGCCACCAGAAGAACCTTTAGTTCCCCAGATAATAATGTCGCCTTTTTTGACCTCTTTAACGTCTCCCTTGTCTCCCCACTTGCCTTCATAGACTTTAGTAAAGCCATTTTGTAGAAGCCACTCATGTTCTGTTTCTGTAGAGACTGGATAATCGCCTGCTGTCTTACCTGCTCCACCTTCGACTAAAGCCATGTAGATTGAGGAAGAACAGTCATATTGCAGAGGACCTTTTCTACTACCTGCGTCCTGACTGTAAGTAACCTTGCCTTCTCTTTCTTCAAACCACTTAATAGCAACTTTAAGGTCAATCTTAGTTCCCTTTTTATTGCCATCTTCTGCCGAGATTTTGACCTTTTTATCTTGGGAAACATTTGAGCCACCCCAAGTAGATACCTTCTTAGAATCGCCTTCGATTTTATCTAGTTCAAAGACCTTGTAGGCTTTTTCAGAAGCGTCTTTACGAGCTTGCAAGCTATTTGCCAAAGCTCCTGCGTCTGGTCGTTCGTATAGGTTCGCCCAATCCTCAGCAGATTGAGACGGACTAGTGTTCTTTTTGTTAATATACGCTAGTACAGATTGAGGTTCTGAGTAAAGGACAAACTCCCCTTGGTTTTGAGCAGACCATTTACCATCAAAGCCACTCCAACTAGTATATTTGCTAGAAGGGTTAAACCGATATAGTCCACCACTTCCCCCACCTTCTTCTGACAGGTCAAGGGTAAAGGTTGTATTCTCAGCACCACCAATATTTCCGATAATACCTGCAATTTCAACCCCTGAAAGACCTTGCTCTTTCCAAAAGTTGATCGTGTCTATGGCGTTTTGATAGGCTTTCGTACCTTTTCTTGTCCAAACGGTATCGTCTATTGAATCTGACGACTGACTATTAGAGGTAGAGCTATCTTTGTTGTTTTTTTTGCTCTTACCTTTTACGTCTTGGTTCACTCCACAATCATCATCAGGAGAATAAGAGTAGTGAACATCAGCATAAGCAATCACGCCATCACGAATAACTGGTATCACTCCTGACGTATGGACTGCATTTACTACAAAAAGAGCCAATACTAGAGCAGACTTGCTCCTAAACCTTGACTTTTTCGTTCGCTCTTTGTGGTAACAAACTTTCACGTTTTGTTTCTTTGTCATTAAATTTCTCTACCTTCCGATTATTCTTTGTGTTGTCGCATTTTATAATCGTGTGGTTAGTTTTGAATCTGAATATCTCCTACAAGGATAGAAAATTGAATTTGGTTCAATTCTTCGCTGTAGTTTCCTGTAACTGTTACAGAATTATTATCCTTTTTTCTAACCATATCAACTGCAAATTGATAGATATGCTCATGGTTGCTTTTTGTAGTCGTAAGTGTATCTATCTTCACTTCGTACCCTGCTTCAAGAGCTTGGTGCATTCCCTGTACCATATAGTTTGTAGTAGGGCTATAACCACCTTGAACACTACCCACGTTCTCAGGATTTTTCTTCAATCCTGCAATCGCTCTTTCAATGCCTGCCTTGACTTTTTCTCTCTTTTCGCCTGAGATTTCCTCTGTTGGCTTCTCTAACTTCTCAACTGCTCTTGCGTGAGTGTCGTTGTAGTAAGAAGCAGGTTTCTCTGAGATTTCAGTAGTTGAGGAAGGTTCAGTAGTAGTGACTACTCCTGTACTTTCCTTTAGTTGAAAGTCTGTTCCTGCACTTGGTTTAGGAGATAACCAGATAAAGGCTGTTACCCCAACAGCAATCACTCCTACAGTCGAAAGAGACCAGATAACTTTAGCACGATTAGATAGATTTTTAAAATACTCAATCATTCAATCAACCTTCCTTATCAATTTTTTTGCGCTTCAAGACGTACAACTAGCGTGTTGATCCAATCCTTGTTTAGAGATAATGGTTTACCATTGCTATTAACGTCTTTGTCTTTGTTCTTTTCGTCTGTTTCTACAACGTACATCTGCCCTGTCTCACGGTCATAAGTGATAACCTTGTAGATTTTGTTGTTAGACGTAAAGTAACCTGTTAAGTCGCCATTGTCTTTCTTAGAAAGTGTCTTGATACTCTTTGTAATTGTATCAACGTTCTTCTCATACTCCTCTTTCGTAAGGCTGTATTTCTTTTCTTCCTCTTGCTCTGCTTCCTCTTTAGCTTTTTCAACCTCTGACTTAGCAGTAGCAATCAGGTCAGCATTGTATTTAGCGTTCCCATTATGAGAAACAAAAGCCCAAGCTCCTGAACCTGCCAATGCTACAACACAAGCTCCTACAAAGATACCATATTTCAGATTAAATTTGTTGTCATTCTCTTTTTCTTTTTTCTTCTTAGGGATTGTAGCTTTCTTGTTGCCCTCTTTTTTCTTTTCTTCACGCTCTGCCTTGCGTTTCTCTCGCTTTTCTTCCTTGGTTGCAGGCGCTTCATTCAACCAAGCGCTTGGATCAAACGGTTCTTTTGTTTTCTTTGCCATAATTTAGTCCTCTCTTTAATTTTTAAAATCAATCTGCTCTAGTTCAACTCCTAGAGCTTCTGCAATTCTGCGTTGGTGCTTTGGTAGTGGAACTAACCCCTCTGTCGCCCATTTAGAGACTGACCTTGGGGAAACATCTACAATTTCAGCCAATTCCTTATGACTGATTTTTTTCCATGCTAACCATGCCCTTAGTGGTAGTGCTTTTACTTCCATCTGTTCTCCTTTTGATAATTATTAGTCCGCGAAAGGACTTTGTTCTTATAAATGAATTATATCACAGAAAAGAAAAAAAGCTAGAGTTTTCTCTAACTTTTTATTTTTGTTCAGGGATAACCCTCTTGCCGATAGCTTGTATAACCTCTCTTTGTTCGGTCATAATCGCCCAATGCAAGCCAATTCTTGCAGACGCTCGCAAGTCATTGTGGTTGCCATTTTCAGGGAACTTCCATAGGTTCAAGAGTTTAAGTAGTTCATCAGGAACAGTCGTTTTATATTCGTTGTTACTAATCAGCTTCGTGTCAGGGAAGCATTTTTGTATCATTTCGATTGTCTGGATAGGAGTGTTATCCCTTGCCCTGTCATTCTCTCTGACCGTGAACTTTTCCGTTACAACCACGTCATAGTCAAGGCTCTTGCCTATTTCATCATACCAAGCCTTGAAATTTTCACGTCCATATCCTACTAGCCAATGGTTTATTTCAACCTCGTTGTCTAGTAGGATAATACCTGTTGTGGACGTTTCGTAAAAATTTGAAGATGGATCAATCGCTAGAATTTTCATTGCTTAGTCCTTCCATAAGTCCATAGCATTTCTAAATTCATCTGAAATTTCTATCTTGCTAACATCTGGTAGGGGTTCTCCGTAGTTTTGGTCGTGAAGGGCAACTGCTTGAGCTTTTGTTTTTATCCCCTCGATAAACCAACCATTAAGAAGGTGTAGGATATATTTCACGCTTCTAGCGTTATTATGTTTACCTAAAAACAAAGCATACTCTAAGATAGCGTCCTGTTCTTCCTCTGGAAAGTCCTGCATAGTTGTAGCAACTAGATTAAGTTGTCTTTTCTCCACACTTGGGAACAACTCTTTTACTTTCTCAACATCAGCAACTACTTTTCTCTCTGGAACACTTGGTAGTGCAGGTTGTTGTTCAATAGCTAAACTTCTTACTCGTCCAATAGCTATCGAAATAAGCCCTTGCGCTTCCTGTTTACTTACCAAGTGAGGATTTTCAAGTCTATACAATAAAGACAAATCTTCTTTTGAGGTAGGTTCTAGTTTTTTAAGTTGAACATACAATTCATGTAGCGTCTTACGTTGATCTTCAGTAGCCTGCAACTTAATCTTATCAATAGACCAGACTAATTCAATCCCAGTAACAGCTCGCCCTTCTTTTACAGGTTTAACAACTAAGTCCATATCAGTATATTTGTTAATATCTTCAATCGCTCCTTTTAGGTGCTTTTGATTGATAGTGTAGTAACGGTTCATGGATTTTCCGTTAGACTTAAACAACTGTTTCAACCCTTCAATATCATATTTTGCAGACCGAATATTCTGTCCACTAAAAATTAAAAGCTCCTCGTATAACATTTGACCTGATGGAGATAACTTTGAAAATGTATTAAGGTTATACATCAAGGGATTTACTTCCTGAGATTTTAAAATATCAAGAATAGGTGTCTTTCCTTTACGGTCAGGAGTAGAATTAAATACTCCTATAAACTTTCCTCGCTCATATTCAAAATAGCTAAAAAGTCCTATTGATATTGATTTTCCATTTGGATCATTGTCATAGAATTTTTCATCAATTAGATTGATATGGTTTTCTTGTATAGCTTTTTTATCTCTATTGATTGCTGTTCTGTTGAATTTGCTATACTCAGAACTTTTAATCAATTCTAGGAGTTCTGATACCTGAACTTCTGTTATAGCTCTATCCCCATCAATTACTACATTTCGTAAGGCTAAAGAGAAAATAGCATTCTGGATTGGTGTCATTCTATTTGCTAGGTTAGATAGCTTTAGAATTTTACTCTTAGCAAGAATGTTTCTCTGCTTATCAATTAAATCTGTAACAGACTGATTCTCCACTAATTCGTTTGTTTTTTCTGTTAATTCACTCATAATAATCATCTTTCCTTGTATTTACGAACCTAGTATATAACATTTTCTAAAAGATAACAACCATTTAGTTATAAGTTGTTTAACTTTTTTTATTTTTTATACGCTTTTTGTCTATAATCGCTTGTATTTATATAATTTAAAACGTTTTTGCTCCCTTTGTTTATGCCAACTAGCATAATTTTAGTTATATTATTACGAAAAACCCCCAGTTTTCGGTTGTGCAAACCCCAGTTTTCGGTTGTGCAAACCCCAGTTTTCGGTTGTGCAAACCCCAGTTTTCGGTTGTGCAAACCCCAGTTTTCGGTTGTGCAAACCCCAGTTTTCGGTTGTGCAAACCCCAGTTTTCGGTTGTGCAATAAAAATAGAATCGCTCAACCATGCGCTTTTAGAGGGTGTCAAAATCGTCTCTATATATATCTATATCTATTATTATTGAGAGAGAGAGTAAATAAATAAAAGCTCCCCTTTTTAAAAACAATTTTTATTTTACCCCACTTTCAGGAAAAAATGTAAACAGTCTTTTTTTATGAGCCTGTTCACACAAAAATAAAAACATGAGCTATACTAGAAATATAAAAATAGAAAAACGAGGTATAAACCATGTTAAGTGAAAAACAACGAGACTTTGCTTATGAGACAGCAGGAGCTTTTCGTAACATTGCAATAATTGTAGAGGATAAATACCATTCTGAGACGTGTATGTTCCCAGATGAAATCCTTTGGGCTTTGCGTGATGGTGGAAAGGAAGATTTAGCAGATGAACTAGAAGAAAACTGGAAAAATGATTCTCTTTATCCATCTTTGGATAGTGGAGATGAACTTATTCAAGACTTAGCTAACAAAGTTGCCTATATCCGTACCAATGCAGACTACCTTTCCTTCCGTTTGCAATATTTAGATACCACGGATCAACTTTACAAAATCCGAGCGAACTTGCTTGCGAACATTGAGAAAGTCAATGAAACTTTAAAACACGTTTATGTTGAAGATACTAGAGCAAGAATTACGCAAAGCCTTCAAACATTACATGGTATCTACGAAATTTTAAACAATAGTATTATTGCACCGTTGCTTGGTTTGGAAGGGGGAATTGTAAAAATTCAAGAGAGCTTTGACCTTGCTCCTTCCAACCTACCTGAGAAATACCGAACAGCAGTAGAAACTGTTTCTGAGTGTCTAGGTGGAGTTTATAACGATATGGTTATTGCTTACAACGCTTCAAAACACGCGCCACAGGAAGATGACCTGAACAAAACTATTTTTTCTGACGACTTCTTTATTGCCTATAGCGTTGCTAATTCAACTATTCAGAGCGTAGAACAAACTAGTTTGACTGTATGCTCAGATATTCAAGGTCTTTGTGAACGTATCAAACGTCTTTTGGACGGAGAAAGTAGTGTCTATGACTTTGTAGGTTCATTTGCAAGTGCAAACTATGACGAAATGATCGTATCGTATAGAAACCATGCAAAAGAGCTTGAACCACTCCTTCATTCTGCTAAAAAAGAGCTTCAACGCCTAGAAGCAGAACGTGAGGAAAAGAAAGATAGCAAACTTGATGAAGGGATTGAGACAATCAATTTGTTAGTTCGTCAGCTCAACAGTATTCTTGAAATGGCAGAAAAATGCCCTTACCACTACATGAACAACTTAACAGCATTGAAAGCCAACTTGACTGTAGCAAGTAAAGAGTTGCTAGAGCAAGGGATTGTCTAAAGGATATACAGGAAAGAAAGTAGAGTAAAATTATGCTTACTGAACAACAAGAAGAAAAAATCCAAGAGTTAGCAAGTGCTTTTAAAAGACTAGTAGATATTAGTAATGACGATTATTTTTATAAACTTCTTCTTTACCCAGATTGTTTTAAGCACTCATTGTTATTTGAAGAAGATAAGGATAAATTATTAGCAGAATTGTATATTAAATGGAAAAATACTGCAATCGCACCAACTAATCTCAATAAGGTAAATAATTATATTGACGAATTAAGGCAAAAAGCCCATTTTCTCACAAGTAAACTAGATTATTCTGATTTACGCCTTACCTATTCAGAGGTATTAAATAAAGTCTATGAAACTCGTAAAAATCTTAACGAAAACATTGAAATAGTTGAAGATGTTTTGAAAAGGGTTGATGGTACGGACGCAAAAGAATACTTATCAAATAACCTGACAGAGTTATTTGAAATGTTTGGTGTTCTTAATAACAACATTATTACGCCTTTGGTAGAACTAGAAAGTGATATTGAAGGACTACGACCATTTTTTGATTACCCTGATTATGCTATCCCTGATAAATACAATCCTGAGTTTGAAGCCATTTCTAAGAGCATGAGAGAGGTGTATAATGATATGGAGCTTGCCTATGTTGCCACTAAGAATATGCCCTCAGAAGATGACCTTCAAGATAAAATCTATTCAAAAGATTTTAAAAATGCCTACAGTAATTCTTACGCCACTATCCAAAAGGTAAATCAGGAAAGTTCAACGGTATGTAGTGATATTCAAGTAATTTGTGAAAAAATTGAGCGTCTTATCAATGGACAAAGTAGTATTTTTGTCTTTGCAAAATTAACTTTAAACGCAGAACATGACAAGTTTATGTTGTCATACAGAACTAACGCAAATGAACTTGAATCATTATACAAATCTACAAAAAAAGAACTCCAACGTTTAGAAGCAGAACGTGAAGAAAAAAATGACAGTAAGTTTGATATTGGTATTGAAACACTTAGCGCACTTGCCTATCAACTGGAAACTGTGTTAAAAATGGCAGAAATGTGTCCTCGTTATTACTTGGAGTGTTTGACAGTTCTGAAAGAAAAATTGCTAGAAGTGGCTAGAATCTAATAAAACAGGGGGAAGTCTAATATGTTGACGGAAACTCAGGTTGAATATACTCAAAGGCTTCAAAAAGAAACCTACAATGTATTTGAACATACTGCTATGTATTTTGATGCCATACGCAGACTGGACGTAATAAAAGCGACTTTAGAAAATGTACTAACAGAAAGTCAAAGCCAAGAATTGAATAGCCAATGGAGAAGGCTTGACTTGGTTAGTGGTTCACAAAGCGAAAATGACCTGATGATCGTTTTAATGGCGAAAAGTAAAACTATCAATAGCCAGTCAGATTTTCGTGCTTTTCGTGATTATTTTTCAACCGTCATCAAGGCTGTAGTAATCAATCAATCGAATATAAGGTTCAACGAGATAGTCTTAGAGAACCTACGAGACAAAGTAAAGAGTACAGGTGCAATCCAACTTGAAAATATGTTGGAAGAAATTGAGCAAGTGAGGATTTACTCCCCTATATTTCTGTTGCACCCCTTGCTAAAATTAGAGGATTTTATCCTAGAGGGAGAGGACGTTTTTGGATTTGAGAGAGCGCCTTTCCCAGAAGAATACAAAGCTCCAATCGAAAAAGCTATATCTAAGATAGATGGTTCAAGGTGTAAATTAAGTAATGCTTCATTCAGAATGACCTATATTTTAGAGTTTGATGTATCTTCAAAGAGTTATGACAAAGATTTTAGAATAGCTCATGAAAACTATATTCAGGAGCTATTAAACTTAGGCAAAAGTTTTCTAATTGTTTCTAGCCACTCTTTAATGGCTATGATTTTAGGCAGAGAATTGCTTGAAGGTGATTTTGGACTTGGAGAATATCAAAGTTATTTGAACGGTGGAGATTTTACCATTTTAAAACCTCACACTCAATGCTTAGAGATTCTAGGCAACTATAAAAAAGTAGTTGAGAAAGAAAAAGCTAGACTTGAATCAATCCATGAAGAAGGAGACACCAGTATTCTTAACGAATTAGGACAGCTCTATCTACTAAGCCGAGGGGTAGAAAGCGTAACGCAGGAGTTGACTGACGCTAAAGAAGAAAATGCAGAAGCCTACCACAGCTTGATACAGCTTGTTCATGACGTGCAAAAAAACTCAAAATATTATTAAAAAAATATCATAAACCCTTTATTTCAAAGGCTTTTTATGGTATAATAGTCCTTGTGGAACTTAAAAAATAAAAAAAGCGACCTATTCTAAAAAATCGTTGTTGTTCATCTAGGCACGCTTTATTTGCCCCTCTGTTGCTCCAGAAGGGGATTTTTTTGTATAGTCGATAAAATGTACCACTTTTTCTTAAAAGGGCGTACAGGCGATTTTAGGGGCTAATTAGAGGGTGTAAAAAAAGCAACTACTTCTTCCCAGAAATAGTTGCTTTTTTACTGATAGTTACTAATAGTGAAAGACTTTCTATTCTTTGTTATTTTCTTGTCCGAAATCTTCAAGACTTTGGGCGAATGACTGAACAGCGTCAGTTAGATAGTCAAAAATGACTGTGAATACTTCTTCTGAGACAAGGGCAACGTCATCAGAATCAGTAGTGATAAGACGGATACTTTCTTTGACCTCTTTAGCTGAGTTAGAAACAGAATCCAATCCATCTGCGTTTTTGATAAGGTCTTTTTGATCCATATTCAAAACAGCAAGAGCTTTGTTGATAACATAGCTTGTTGCAGGTGGTGGAATGAGCAAACCGTCTCCTGCGAAAGAGCCAAGGTGTTTTGTATCTGCCTTGACCTTTTCTAACAAGTCCATAGTTGTTAGAGCGTCCTCTGCCATAATTTCCATAACCTTTTTACGGTTGTGAACAAAATCCAACATATAGCGAACTCCTTTCAATTTTATTTAAACTCATTATAACATAAAACCTTTATAAGATAAAGGGGTAGGAAAGAAAAAAGCATATTAAATAATCTATAATATGCCTTTTTTTATTTATAAGCGACTTCTCCACTTGAACAAGTCCAGACGAATCCTGACTTTATTCAAGAAAGAGTGGTCGTGTAGTAAGAATCGAATATCTGCTTTATTAAGTTCTCCCTGCCAGTTATCACTTGTCAGGAATTGTCCTCTGGTACGCCATCTGCTTTTATGAGTTGCTATGAAAACCTGCGTAATCTTTCCTAAGTGAAGGGTTGCTTGCCCTTTTTTATTGTACTTGGTCGTAGGAACATTGATTAAAGCTCCGTTCAGGATTTCTTTTAAGTTCCCTTCGTGATAAGACTGTAGCATAGCTTTTCTCAGGTCGTTAGGGAATTGATAAGTAAGGCGCGTGCCATTGAGCATACGAACCTTACAGAAAACATTGGCTTTTTTGTCGTAGGTCTCTTGCATTATCCCACCTTACGTTTCCACTCAATTTCCCAATGGAAATTAGAGTGATCATGAAATATCTCTTGGAGCAGGATTTCTCCGTCTAAGGAAACAATGGTTGCTACCCAAACAGCAGAATAATCTTCCTGTAGTTGAATATCCGTAAACCAGTAAATAGGCTGTTTGTTGTTGACAGCTCTTACCTTTTCCTCAAACCTATTCATGTCCTCTTGGTTGAGTTTGCTGTCAAAACCGATACAGAAGGTTTCGTCTCCGTGGAATCCAATAGAATTGATATGTGTAAGATCATAGCGAGCTACGTTCTTAGGATAGATTTTCAAGTGTTTCTTATAGCGACTACGCTTGCTACCGTTTCGTGCTTGGTATCTTTTACCAGAACCCTTGTCATACTTGATTAGGTATTGATGGTAATGGTTATCGTGGTAGTAAATACCATTATCAAAAGGTCTGCTTTCAAGCTCCTTAATACCATTAGCCAGTTCAATAGGTCTATCAACAGTAGTGATATTAAGAGCAATCATGTTGCTATCCACTACTTGCTGTTTGCTAAGCCCTTTGACCTTTTCTTTAGGATTCTTGTGAGCATAGAGGGCTTTTATACCTTCCTCATTGTACTTGTAGGGGTTGAACCAAAGGTCAACCCTCAACCAAAGTAATTTTAGTCTATTCATACTTTCTTAATTCTCCTAATTTCATGTGAAACACTACATTTTCCCTCTATTTCCAGTTTTTCTGAACTTCCAATCCTTCGGAATTGGTTTAGGAAGGATTGAGTTATCCTTCTTCACTTCTTCGGTTGGAGTAGTGCCATCAGGATAGAGTTCATTAGCAATAGCTTCCTTGTCAACAGGTGTTGTAGGCTCAGGCTCAGTATGTGAGACACGTTCCTCAATCGCTTCTTCCACCTCATGATCTAGTTGTGGAATTTCCTTTTCTTGCTCCTGTTCCTGTTCTTTTTCTTTATCAAGGTTCATCTGGTTTATCAAGGCTTCTACTTTGCGCTTTCGAGTGCCTAGTATGTCATCTAGCTCTAGGGCAGTTTGGGCGTTCTTTTCTTCATAACGCTTCCTGTACTCCTCAAAACTCTCTTTGTGAACACTCGTTGTTTCGTAAGGTTGAGCAGAAGCAATAGCAGGTGTACCCTTTGGCTTTTCTTGGCTAGGAATAACTATGTCCTGCTCGTCCATGTCCTCGTCTATGACAGGACTTTTTTGGTGCTTGATGGCGTAGCGATAAACTGAACCTTTTGAAATATCCCCAAGTTCTTTAGGTTTGATGAATCCATCTTCAAAAGCGTCCATAGGTACACGTTCATTGTAGTAACGTTCATCAGGATATTTTTGAATCGTTGAATCAATAATGTCATTGATATTTTCATCTGTCAGGAATACACCTTGAACACGAACAAGGTTAGGGTTATCCGACCACTTAACGTAAGTGTCTCCTTTACCAAGCAAGCGTTCTGCTCCTGATTCTCCAATCGCAATATCACTTTCAATGCTGTTAGCAACCTTATAGACAATCTGAGAAGGCAAGTTAGCCTTAATTTTACCCTTGATAATATCAGCTCGTGGTGTCTGAGTTGCAATGTGAATCAAGATACCTGCTGAACGGGCTTTTTGACCTAGACGTTGCATTGAATCCTCTACCTCGTCTCCGTTTGTCATGATAAGGTCTGCTACCTCGTCTGCAATCAGGATAAGGTAAGGCTCTCTCTTTTCAGGAGATACTTTCTGGTTGTAGGTCTGTAGATTACGAACCCCAATTTCCTCAAACAAGCTATTTCTTCGCTCCATTTCAGTTACAACAGCATTAAAGGCATTTTTAGCACCGTCCATATCTGTAATAACGTCTGTATAGAGATAAGGGCTTCGCTTGTAAGGTGTAAACTCTGTTTTCTTCGGATCAATGATGATGAATTTAACAACATCAGGGCTATTACGCAAGATGATAGACAAATAAATCATGTTGATACCAACCGACTTACCAGAACCAGTTGTACCTGCTGTCAGGATATGTGGAGCTGTCGCAAGGTCATAAGTTCTTGGTGCACCTTCTGTATCAACCCCAACTAAGGCTTGTAGTGGTGGCAAGTCTTTCTTGCCAAAAAAGGCTTTCATAAAGTTGGTGTAAGCGTCAGCAGTAATCTTATTATCAAGTGGAATCTGAATGATAATCTGACCTGCTCTTAGAGTAATATTTATATCCTGCTTACCCAAGTCACTTTCCAAGTTCTCCTTCATCTGCTCTGTACCCATGTTATTTACACCTTTTGGCTTCGTGTAAGTAAATTGAGCGTTAGAGTTTGTTGCTCTCATACTAACAAATTGCAGGTTTACTTTTTCGTTAGAACTGATAAAGGTTTCAAGTGAAAGATAGAGGTTTGCGACTTCTTCATTTGCAAGTTTGGTTTGTTCTTCGATCTTTTCTTGTAGTTTCTTATCGTACAGAACCTCAATATCCCAAGAGGCTTTTTCTTTTGTGAAAATACCTGTATCAACAATTTCAACTTCATCAGAACCATTGCCAGACTTTTTACCTTTGCCAAGAGCTTCTTGTAGTTTCTTCTGCGCTTCCTCAATCTTATAGACGTATTCTTCGGTTACGATAGCCTTCGCTTCAAAGAAATAGAACTCTTTTTCAGTCAAGCGTTCTGAGAAGGCAAACAGCTCCTCTGTCGCAAAAGTCAACTCACTAGGTAAGTCCTTAAAGAACGTGCCTTCAAGCACTTTACGGATAGCCTTGTTTTTTGGTCGTTCGATCTTGACGGTTGCGATTGAAAGAAAGTCACTTCCGTTTACTTCTTTTCTGGTATGGACTTCAATAGCCATACGTCTTAATATCTCACGAGCTTTTATATCCTGTTTAGAGTTCTTGATCTTGCCTTTGTCGTCATAGTCCAGTACGTTTAGCTCTAGGTTTTTGATAACGTCTCTACGGATAGCTCTAGCCATGTTATCGTCTTTAAAGGGCTGTAGTTCTCCTTCGTGATGACGTAAGGCAATAGTTACCAGATAAGCAAGAACAATAAACAGCAGGACAGCCAATAAGGGTTTTAAAATCCCACCCAAAGGTAGTTTTATGTAGATAAAGTTGTCTAGGTTTTTACCTAGCTTACTATTAAATCCTACTACCCCCTGAATCATTAAGGCTAGTTTTTGTAACAGGAACAGTATCAGTTGGGTTGCTACGATTAACCCTGCAAGGATAGTAACGGTAAATCCTGAACCCCACAAAAACCTAGAAGCCTTTGCGTAAGGATAAACGTTCTTACCGTTCTTGTAATACCTCTGTAGTTTCTTTTTCTTTTTCTTCTTTGAACTTTTGGAACTCATAGGTACTCCTTATAGTTTGTAATCTTCATCAGTTTTAGGGAGACTGATAACTCCATAGTGTTTTTCGTAAAACTCAATCAAGCCAGTAATCGTACTGTATCGTGCTTGCTCCCAACCGTTCTCTACTAAGTGTAGGACAGACTTGCGAGTAATACCGATTTGTTGCGCTATAAAGTAGGCAGTAAACTTCCCTTCTTTCAGGTCAGTCATGATACGGTTACAAGCAAACTCAATCAATTTCTCAATGTATTCTGTTTCCATGTTGCTCCTTTGTTTGTTAAAATAAATTATTATTCACAACTATTATACCAAAAGTCCTTTGAAAAATCAGCATTTTAAGAAAAAATATTCTTGAAAAAATTATCGAAAAATGATAAAATAGTCTCAAACAAAATAAGGAGTTCAAAAAATGGGGTACAATCCTAACGATTTTTTCAAAAAGAGTAGTACAAGTACAGGCGAGGTCGTGACAACGTATGATCCAAGCGTCATCACTCGTAGAAGCGAGCGTAAGGTCATGTCTAGTAGAGAAATTGCCGATTATTCAAGAGAAGCGTCAAGAGGAACAGGTTTACGGAACGCTCAGTCAAACATGGGCTTATCATCATCTATGGGGAAATCTGACCGACAGACAGCCTTACTTGCAGGTGTTAAGAAGGGTAGCTTTAAGAGTGTTGCTCAGATTGCTATGGCGCTCAACGTCCAAGAGCCAACCGTCAAGAAATATTTGAAAGAACTGAAAATAGACTTCGATTCAGCAACAGGGAAGATTATTTCAGGGAATTAAAAAAGCGTGTTTTATAACACGTTTTTTTAATTTCTTAAAACGTAAAAATAATACATAAACACATAAAAAGGTGTCCAGTAACACAAAAAGATAATAAAAATAAGCTAGAAAATAATCTAGCTTATTCTTCCATATTCTTCAAGGCTTCTTCCACGTCAAAGGCGTTCAAGATACATGAGAACGCAAGGGCAATATTTCCAAGTCCTGCATGAGCTACACGCATTAGCTTCTCACGTTGAGAAGGTGTCATGGAGATATTGAGACGATTGTGGCGTGAATCGTTCGTGATGGTGTTCTTTACAAAGAATGTAGGTTCTTCAATAGCCTTATCCACGTCAAAAGCGTCAAGGATTGCTCCGATTGCCTTAGATTTGTTTTGGCAACCTGCTTTAATCAGACGCTCTAGCTTACGCAAGTTTGCGTCTGAGATATTTGTTGAAAGTTTTTCATGTTTAGGCTCACTAATTTGGAGCTTATGGAAGAAAGTGTTGGTCTGCTCTGTAGTTTCTACAACAGGCTCTTTCTTCGCTTCTGCTTTCTTTTTAGCAGGTTTCTTAGCAACTTTCTTCTTAGGAGCTTCAACAGGTGTTGGTTCGTCTGTATCAATAGCGTCCAAGACAATTCTCTTGTTTGTTTTAGTAGGTTGTTTAGTTGGTAGTTTAAATGCCATTTTAATTTCCTCTTTCTTAATTTCTGAATTATAAAATAGTGTTTCAAGATTATTCTATTGTGTTGAAATGATTATAAAAATAATATCCCAACACAAAATGATAATCAAAATATGTTTAATTTATGCTACGTCAATAGCGTGCTTGATTGTTTCAAGGCTTTCTTGTAGCTTGGCAAAGTATTTTTCAAAACTTTTATTACGATACTTAGAGCGCTTCATAATGTCAAAAACCGTTTTGTTTTCTGCGCTTGCGTCACGGAAAATGTTACGCTCCCAGATATTAGTAATGAATAGTTCATTATCCTTGGTCTGTTCTAGGTATTCATTTGTAGCAGTAACGCCATGAGAACCACCACCAGACTTAAGCAAGTTCCCAACAAAGACGACTTTAGCTTTCATGATAGGCTCGTCATCATCATTGACAAGGTTATCATCATTTTTAAGAGCTTCTACACGGTCATATACACCGATAGCTCCGTCCATTTCGCAACGCCCTGAACCTGCAACTGCGATTAACAGGTCACTAGCTAGGTAGAAGTTATCAAGCAAGATACCTTCGCTATTGTGAGTGTCGATCACTACATACTTGTAGTAGTCTTTCAGTTTAGAACGTTTAAGCCAGCGTTTGAAGATAAGTGGACTTTTACGTTCCATGTGTTCAACGTGAGCTTCGACCTCTTTCAAGCTCTTAGTAGCTACAAGTAGGTCAAGGTTGTCTTTGACAGTCAAAGGAACAACAGGCTTTTTACGGAAGATATTTTCAAAGAGATTTTCCTCAGAAGAAATATCAACAGTTTTTCCTTCTTCGTTTTCTTGATAGATAAACCGTTTAGACGTGTCTCCTTGACGATTTGCGTCAATCAATAAAACCCTACCATAGTATGAAAGGAAATCGGCTATTATTGTTGAGAGGTCGGATTTCCCTACTCCCCCTTTAAGGGAAGAGACAGTGACAACTTTCATAATATACTCCTGAAATAATATAAGATTGTGGTTATCTTTTTGTGTTGAGATAAATCAAAAAATAATCATCAGACACAAAAATATAATCACTTAACACGATTTAATAATACCATAATGAAAAACTCATGTCAATAGAAAAGATAAAAAAAGTTTAATTTTTTTAAAATTATAAAAACCTTTATTTATATAGTTGTAAGATAGAAATAATAATGGTATTATAGATTATATAAAAACAACAAAGAGAGGAGATAAACTTGCAAAAACATAAGATTATTGAAAAAGAATATAATGCTCTAACAGATGAAATCATGCAGTTTATTGAAGAAAATAAACTTGCTCCTAAAGACTTTGTAGTAAGTGGAATGAAAATCGGAACTACCTCTAAAATCTTCTATACGAAAGATAAAGAGAAGTTCTTTAGGTTGCGAGGTACAGTTATCCTGCAACTATGTAAAATTTTAGATAAACATAAGAAGGGCAAATACTTTGAGAAAAAACTACGCAAGATATTTGACCGAGATAAGCAGTTCTTTTTCAAGTGGAGAAAAGAATTGAAGGAGACAGATGAAGTTGGTTCTGCTATTGCAACCAATAGCATTAGACAGCTCTATACAGGAGATAAGGAATTTCACTTTAGCATTGCTAAGATGATCCAACTCCTAGACTACATAAACGATTTAGAAATTGAAGCGCAACGAAAGAAGGAAAAAGAAAGTGGAAGTAAGAAAGTCAATAAAACACGTTCCAACGTATGAAAAGACAAGGAACTATACAAACTTTGAGCGTTATAAGACGTTTGATATTGAAGGATTTTTTGCAGACAAAAAACTAAAGGTGGCAGAGGTGTTAAGCACTAAGCCATTAAAACTATTGGTAGAGATTGAGGAAGATAACACAATCTATCCACCCTACCAAGATGGCAATGTCGCAAACAATACAGGCAGACTATTTCGCTTGTATCTTGACACGCCTTCTAACCGAGAAGTACAGGCAGGTCAAGTCATGCGTTCGGAAAACCCTTATGTAGAGTTTGACTTTGAGGATTCATACGTCAAAGTTGTCTCTTATGAGAAGTTATTTGTCTATACAGGTGGTCTTGTCCTGATTGATAGAGAACAAGAAAACCTGAAAGAATTTTATAGTGGGAGAGATTAGATGGTAGCTATTGAAGCAGAAAAAATACAAGGTCTAATGTTCTTTCGAGGAATTAACCAAGACTTAATTTTTGAAGAAGCAGAATTTGAAACAGTCTGCGCTTATGAAAAGTCATCAGACGAGATTAGAATTATCTTGCAGAATGTCAAAGTTGATTCTACTAACGAGGAAGAACTAGTGTTTGTTCGCTTAATTGGTTCAAATGGCAGAGGTTTGCCAGTAGATTCAATGAAAAGTGGGCATAAGGTAACGATGGACGATATGGAGATTGAAAAAGTAACTCACGTTCGTTCACAGCTAACAATTACGGTATCGTCTATTAAGTTAGGCAGATACAAGTTGAGTAGCGATAACAAGATTGAAATTGTAGATTGATAGAGAGGAGAACAGATGATTAGTAAGTATGAAGCCTTGCGAGAGCAAATAGATAATCAACCTGCTTTGGGGCAACAACGATTAAAAGCTATGTTGCAATTCTTACAAGACGGTCAAGTAAGCGATTCTGAACTTACAAAAATCCTGACGTATGAGTTCCAAGGAAAATCAGAAGAACAAACTGAGCTTTACAATGTTCTTGTAGGGCTAGTGATTGACCTTTATGTTAAGAATAACGGTCAGGATAGCTTTATGGCTCTATACAATGAGTTGAAGGCAGACAAGCCAGAAGAACAGGTTGAACAACCCAAGGAAGCAGAAACTAAAGAAGGGAACTCTATTATAGTTGCTCCACAGCATACAGATAGAACTCCTAAAGCAGTTGCTCCAAGGAAGAAAATGAGACTTGCTTCTCCAAAACCAAAAGAGGAAGTCCAAGAGCCTATTGAAGAACCAGTAGAAGCTACAGAACCGATTGTAAGCGAGGAAGTAGCTGAGATTGAACCAGTTGAGGAACAACCAGAAACAACCGTTCCTGAACCAGTAGAGCCAGAAACCTATGTAGAACCTACAGAAGAACCTGAGCCTGAAATTGAAGAAGCGACAGAAGAACCAGAAGATACTGAGGTTGACCTTCCAGAAGAAGCTGACAACGAAGTTGAAGCTGACACGGACGAACCTGACGCAGAAGTTGAACCAGACGAGGGTAAAAAAGTGAAAAAACGTAAGAAAAACGGTGTTTTGAAGTATATTGCAGTTGGTATCCCTACCGTGCTTGCGATTGGTGGATTGGCTTTTTGGCAAATCAATACTAACAGTAAGAATACGAGCCTTGCTGAACAGGAAGTCGCAAAAATCATGGAAGAAGCTCCTAAGAAGGAAGAAGCAGGAGCAGGTTTATCTAGTGGAGAGTTTGACACCAACGTTAAGTCGCTCACAACAGCCTTTGATACTATCAAGCAGAACGATAAGACAGGTCTTACAGGGTATTTTACGTTTGAGAACAAGAGATACTTTATTCAGAAGTACGACCAGTCAACAGGCTCTTTGACCGTCTTTGACGCTAAAGGGGAAAAGGTTGTCTATGATGACGAGTGGGTACAGAAGTTCATTGAAAACTCAAAAGCTAAAGCGAAGAAAACCGAGAATAAGAAGGACGAAAAACCGAAAAGTTCTGATGATTCTTCTAAGAAAGATGAAAAACAGAAATCTGATTCAAAGGAAGTACAGACAAAAAGTTCAAATTCTACTAAGAAGAAAGAAGGGAGCAACTAATGAAGTTGAAATTTTCGGAGTTTAATTCGCAGGAGTGGTTATTTTTTGTACTGAAAGTCATCTTGATAGCAGTATTGCTCCTTCTTCCTTTCCAGTTAGGGTATTCATTCAAGCATTATTATCATGTATTAGGCTTTATGATTCTACCTTTTACAGTTGGGCTGATACCTGTTCTATTTAACTTTAAAACTGTTTGGAAGTGGGTTGTATTTGGTGCAGGGGTGACAGCAACGGTTGTTTGGTTAGGCTTTAGCTTGTTTTCAAGAACCTACATAGGCTATATGGGTGCAGATGGATTTAGGTTATTAGATCAAAGCAATCCTAACTTTGTCTTTTCGGTATCAGATAAGGATAAGTCTGCAATCGAGGGTAGCTCATACATAGTATTTATGAACCCAACGTGTGAAGCGTGTCAGGCAACAGTTCCAAAACTACAAAGTCTAACAGGTAGAGCGCAAACAGCAATAGTCTATGTGGACGTGACAAGTTCTTTTGGCGAGGAATATGTAAAACATTATCCTGATATTGACAAAGTTCCTTCTGTTTACAACCGAGAAACAGGAGAAGTCCTACGTCTAGGCTATCATACAGATAGTGGCATTGAAATCCTAGATGAAAACATCAATAAAATTGCAAGTGATACAAAATACTAGAAAGAGAGAAGATACATGGCAAAAACAGAAGAACAAATTAAAGAGGAGTTCCTATTCGTAGTAGAGAACAATAAAGAACTACTAGAAAGAGTGATGGCTTCCTACAATAGCTTTTTGGCAGAATACCGTCAGTTTTTAGAAAAGGACTATGCAGAGCTTACAATCTTTGAAGCTATTGAAAGTGCGCAGGACTATGCGATTCAAAAAGACGAGGAAGAAAGTGGAACTTTCTATGTAGAATTGCTTGCTGATTGGTATGACGAGCAAGTGTTGGAATGGAAGAAGCGTATGGATAGCTTTAAGAAAGACTATATGCTTGAAACTGTACCAGTCGTTGATGAAGAAGAAAACGTGGATTGGGGAGATTACGTCCGTCCAGTTATCTACGATATTACAGATTGGGGCAACTTGGTAGTTCCTGATGAAAACCACTTAGTAGAGAACGATATTAAAGGGTTAGAGCATATCATCTATACGGTAGAATACTTTAATTTCCCTATTTACTCACAAGAGGACTTTGAGAGTTCAGAAGAACTAAAAGAGTTCTACAAGAGCTACAAGCGTTATGAGGAGCTGTTGCGAGAAAACAACATCACAGCAACCGATACTTGGAAGTTTGCTTTAAAACCTGACTTTACTTATGACAGATGGTCAGGACGCAAGGTAAGTGATCCAGAAGATACGCTTACGCTTGCTCAATACCTAAACCAATGCTTACAGCGTATGGAAAACGATATTGAAGCTATGCTCACAGGGTTACAAAAATCAGAACAAGCTCACTTGTATTTGAAGGAGACTTACTATGATGACAACAAAGCAGAACAACACTTTAAAACTTGGATTGCTACGAAAGGCTATTAGTCTTAGCTTTCTGCTTGCTTTTTGTGTAGTTGGTGTAGCCTGCTCAAAGCAGGTAGCAACCGTAGATAACAACGTAGAAGTTCCAGAGAGTTTATATGCTCAGAAAGAAGAAAAAGGAGAACTTTCCAAGGAAGATTATCAAGCGCTCAGAAATGCTCTAGTGAAGAATGGCTTGTATATCAACAAAGATGATACATTAGGTGGGGTATTCAACCTATCGGACGGAGTAACTATGCGAGTTTATCGCTTAGATGGAGACGGTAATCTTTGGGGAGTGGTTAAGACAGGAGAAAACGAAGAAAAGATTGCAGTCTTTGACTATGCTTCTGTTTTGACCTATATTGAACGTAAAGAAAGTGCAAATGTAGAATAAATGGCTCAGAATTATATTTTTGTTCGCTTGAATACAAGGCGATTAAACAAGTATGAAAAGCAACGAGTAGAACGCCTAGTCGAAAATCTACAGCGTAAGAGTGATAAGAAAGACCATTATGTGTTCATATCGTTGTTAGAATGGCGCAAAATCGAAGAAAGAATTGTATTGCGCCCAGATTTATATAAGAACCTAGAAGTGGATCTCGTCAATATGCCAGAAGAAAATATCATGAAAGGTGGCGTAGTAGGGAGTGAAGAATTTATGGGTTGGTTAGAAAAGCTCCCTAGAAGCGATATTTTTCATACAGAAGGCGATATTGATATTGACGGTTCTGCTTTTTGGGATAGTCCAGATGAAGGGTAAGTAAGATATGTTTGAAAAAATTGGAATATGGCTAGACGACCTAGAGGATTTAGTAAAAGCGTCAGATTGGAAAAAAATCACGTTTGTTACGATTATCCCTGTTATTGTAGCCTTTATTTTAGGTGGGGTATTCTTCTCTAAGAAAGTCACAGTCACGCAGTCTTACACGACTGACGAAGTAGGCAAGTTGTTTTCAACACAGGATTTGCCAACGCAGATTGGAGAGCTTGAAAATAACGAGTTGAAGGTAGTTCAAGGACAGCTTGCTGATATTCAAGCAGAGCAGGAAAAGGACAAAAACGGAGAAGAAACTGACTTTGCTTTGAACTTTACTAAGCTAAACGCTGATACAGACTTAAATAATTTCTTTAAAACGCTAGTTGGGATTCGCTTTGATACGAAAGTTGATACAGCTTATAAGAGTTTGAAACCTTACCTTGCTTCTAGTGCTTCTGTAGATAGCGTAGGAAGTGAAGATAAGGCGAAAAATAAGGATAAGGATAAGAAAACCGAAGGGGAAGCTGACCTAAGTGTTCAACAAAACATTTATAATCTTTTAGCTTCTCATTCTTGGGGGAAAGAAACGCAGTCAACTACCTCTTTAGCTAGTCCAGTCATGGTATCAGTTATGAGTGGTTCAACTAGTGCAAACCGATATTTTCAGGTGCTAGTTCCAGTCACGAACGATAAGCGAGACTTTGCCCTACTTAACTACATTGTTAAGACAAATAAAGAAGGTAAAATCCTTGCTTGTACCTATACAGGCGCGATTCAAGGTTACTCAGATATGAATACTTACTTTAAGAAAATCAATGACCTGCTAAAAGGGAACACAGTAAGAGACGACAAAGGCAAGTATAATACGGCTGAGAACAAAGAGGATTTTAACCATCATAAGACAGGAGAATAACTATGAATAGATTTACCAAAAGACTATTGATTGGGTTGATTGGGCTTGTTCTGGTTGGTACAGCTTCTTTCTTTCTATTCTTTAACAAGAAGTCCGAAGGGCAACAGTTTAAGTTAGAGGAAGCAAGCGTTCAAACTACTACCACTCAGGAAGAAACAACCGAAAAGGTAGAAATCATCACTAGCAATCCTCAAAAGGAGCTAGAAAAGACACTTGAAAAACCCAATGAACAAGTGACAGGAGAGCAAGCAGAGACAACTAAGAAGATGATCCAGAAGATGGTTGAAGCTCTTGAAAAATCTCCTGATAAAAACTCAATCGTACCAGATAGGCTAAACCATGACCTATCTAGCTATCGTAAAGACTTAATGATTATCAAGGAAAAAATGCTCCTAAAATACAAGTATGACGCTTCTAAAACTAAGGTTTTCAAGTCTAACTTGGAAGGAACGCTACAGTTTACAATCACGTTTACTGATGGCAAGAATATCCTAGTTTACTCAGGAAACTACGATACTATGACAGAGCAGATTCAACTTGCAACTTACAGGGAAGGAGAGTAGATATGGCAGAAGTTATTTCAATTCAAGGCTATACTTTGGCAGGCTTGAACTTTGCAGTCAAGAACCTAGCAGAGAATAAGAAGCTATTTGGTGCTAAACTAGAAACGTGGCTACATAGAATTGATGACGCAGGGGGAGACTTGTCTGAGGAAGATAAGAAAGTCTTTGGCGACCAAGAACAAGCTATCCAGTTTGTAGCCTTTGGTACTATCTCTAGCCAAGAGGATATTGAGACAGAACTAAAAGCACTATGTGACCTAGTTGTACCACTTAACAAGCTAGAGGATTGGGCTAGTCACAACCTTACCGTCCTAGAAGAAGGCGAAAAGGAAGCTGAGCCAGAAGATAAAGAACTTTATTCAAGTGTTATTCGTGCGATCCAAGGCTTTTCTAAGGAAGCTAATGACCTATCTAGTCAAGTCTCAGAACTAACAGAACAGCTCAAACGCTCAAAAGAGCTGATGGCTGTTGTCTAAAGCAAAAAAGCAAGTTCACAAATAGCTTGCTTTTTTTGATACAATAAAATAGACAACACGAAGGAGAGTAGATATGGTTACGATTAAACGAAAATCAGAAAATAAAGATGATTCATTAAAACAAGCAATCCTCATGTTTGAAAAACGCTTTGACTTGCAGGACTTTACAGCAACCTTGATTGAAGCTGAACCAAGCACCATTAAGGAGCTTGTAGAAGATTATCTGCATACAGAGGGCTTTCCTAAAGGCGTGACGTATATTGACGTGGATTGGCACTTAAAACCACGCCTGAAAGCGTCTTATGACAAGTGGGTAGAATTAGGTATCAATGAAGGCTATATCACAGATGATGACCTGAGAGACGGTTTGAGGGAGTTCTTTGACACAGGACGAGCAACGGAAATGGCGTTGAAAGAATGGAGCAAAAGCCATTTATTGGATTTAGAAGTAGTCCTGAATGAAACACTTGAAAAGTGGGAGCATAGAATGAGTGGTTCAGAAGAATTGCTTGATAATTTCTATAGACTGTTTGACGCTATGCAGGTCAATAAGCTCCTGACAGAAAATATTGATAGTTACCCTGAGTTGGTTGAAGAATTTAGGGATAAAACCAAGGAAGTAGGGCTTGACAATGCGAAGCTAAACAACACTCACTATCAAGTGAAGGTCAACACGCAAGGGAACGAGAGTGAGATTGTCCTTTTGATGACGTTGATCTTGAATATAAATAGACCACAAGCGCTAGATAGCATACCTAAAATGACTGCTGATGACTTTAACACGCTCTTATGTTTGCCTAGCATTTTTAGAAAGCTAAGTAAGAATGTTGAACTGTTAGACAGCGTGACCGAGTGGGAAGAAAGAAATAAGCAGATTGCGTCTGAGAGAGTGGCTATCCAGAAAATCTCTAAGAGATTGGCAGAGAGTTTCAATCCAGATGAAATCTTGCAACGTTTAGTAGCAACTCCTAGCCCAAATAACCCTTACTATAAGAAACTTGAAGTATTGGCAGAAGAACGTCATGTACCTGTTGAAAAATTATTGGCGCAGAAACCAAAAGCAACCGTAAAATTCAATGGAGATATGGCTGATTTATCAAAGAAATTGCTTGATACAAAGCTATCAGAATATGAGGTTTATAGGAAATTTTTGTCAGGAGAAAAAGAACTAATGAACACTTTTTGGTTAGAAGAACCACTAGTGAAATCAATAAACGTTGAGTTCATAGGCTAATAAAAAAGAAAAAGTATTATTTTATATTTTATAAAATAATACTTTTTTTGAGTTTATCTCTTGTTTTTTCTAAAGAATGATGATATAATCTAAAATGTATTAAATAATTAAAAGGGGGTTAAGAAGAAATGAAGGCAAAACGTGATATTTACGAGTCAATGGCAAGCGAGTTGGGTTTGACTAAAACGGCTTCTAAAGAAGCTGTTGAATTTGTATTCAAAACAATCGCTGGACACTTGGCAGAAGGCGAAAAAGTCCGTATTGATGGCTTTGGTATCTTTGAAGTTCGCAATCGTGCAGAGCGTAAAGGTCGTAATCCACAAACAGGAAAAGAACTCACGATCAAGGCAAGCAAAGTTCCTGCATTTAAAGCAGGTAAGGCTTTAAAAGAAAAAGTCAATGCTTAATCTTTAACACACAAAAAGGAGAAAAAGAAAATAATGTTTAAATCACAAGAAACAAAGGTTCACGGTTCAATCCGTAAGTCGTCAAAATTTGGAGCGTGTGGAGTTATCCTTGCGCTTGCTATCTTGGGTGTTGCTTTTGGTAGCAACAATGTATCTGCTAATGAAGTAAAACCTACTACACCTGCAACTACAGAAGTTGCTAAACCAACAACTGAAACTGCTAAACCTGCTTCAACTACAGAAGCACCTAAAACAGAAGTTAAACCAGAAGCTAAACCAGAAGAAACAGTAAAACCTGTTGAAACTCCTGATTTAGATTCTACTGTTGAAAAAGCTAAAAGCGTTGGTATTAAAGTAACTGAAAAAGAAAAAGTTGGTTATGATACCGAAGAAGAAGCTAAAAAAGATGAAAAAGCGCAAGTTGAAGAAATTGACAAGAAGATTGCTGAAAAAGAGCAAAATACTAAAGAAATCAAAGAAGCAACTGGCGCTAACAAAAAAATCAATGCTGACAACAAAAAAACAATGGAAAAAGCTGGCTTGAAACATACTGGCGACTATCCAAAAGACAAGAAAACTGTTGAAGGCTACAATGCGCAAGCTAAGAAAGAAAATGAAGCTAACGAAGCTAAGTTCAAGAAAGAAAAGCTAGAAGCTGAAAAAGTCAAAGCTCGCAACAAAGCTATCATGGAAGCTAAAGGCTTGAAATTCACAGGAAACCTTGCTCAAGACAAGAAAGCTGTTGAAGCATGGAACAAAGCCAATGCAGGTAAAGTTATTTCAACTATCCAAACAGGTTTGACTGCTACATCTAGCACCACTTTTGAAGTTATTTCAGGTGGTTCTAAAGCTGTTGCCCCTGACTACACAGCAAACGTAATTCAGGGTTATGCACGCAATACTAACCTTGACGCTAACTTTGACAATGTTTTCCTTCTTGATGACAAGAGTGGAACAATTAAGATTAAAGTTAAAAACACATCACACGGAGACGTTACCTTGACGTTTAGTGACATCACTCCATCTGCTGAGTCAGGATTTATCCGTTCTTACGTTGCTCTTTGGGCAAGCGAAGATGGTGGTATCGGCTACGGTGTCTTTATCTCTGCAGGTGCAGGAGAAGCCAACGGTGGTGGTGGCGTTGACGGTCAAGGTGGAGGGGGCGCTTCTGGTGCTTACCGTAATGACCGTCAAGGTTGGGTAAAAATGGTTACAGTTGGTGTTGAAACAGACGCTAGTGACGTAAGTGAAGTTACTATCAATGACGTTGATAGCCAACAAGTTATTGATGTATCTAAACTTGATGGCGCTAAAGTGACAACTGGTAAGAATATTACACAAAGTGGAAACTCATTCACAGCTAATGATTCTGCTCAATCACAATCTACATCAGGTGTACTAGATTCTAATGGTATTGGCTGGTCATTTGCTAAAGGTCAAAAGATCAACTTTACTTTCATTCACTCAAACACTCGTGATGATTCATACTCTATCGTTGGTGGTGTATTCGGACGTGCTTCTCAAAAAGAAGTAAAAGAAAAACCAATCTCTATCGAAGAATACAAAGAACCAAAATACACTCCAAAACCTATGATTTCAATTAAGCCTTATGTGCCTGTTCCTAAAGAAAAACAAGTGGAAGTGGAGTACCATAAGACTTACGTTAAGGAAAAACCTGTAACACCTCCTGAAACACCTAAAACACCTGAAAAACCAAAAGAACAAAAACCATCACTACCAAATACTGGTACTGCTGAAAGCTCACTTGGAGCTATCGGTTTAGCAAGTGCAACGGTAAGTTTGCTTGGTCTAGCAGGTCTTAAACGTAAAGAAGATTAAGGCTAAAAGGCAGGAAGCGAAAAAACATTAAAATCACTTAAAGTAGTTAGGATTTACTCCTAGCTACTTTTTGTTTTTCATCAATCAATTTTAAGGGCGTTTTTGGACGTTCTAAGCACGTTTTGATTTTAGGGGCATAAATGGACGGAGAGATAACTAGGACGCAAGAGAGAGGACGAGAGATGGCAAAAACGAGCATATCTACACTTTGTTTATCTGATACATAGGAAAAAGGGATAGGAAACAGCAAAAATCACGCGCAACACAATAATATAATTAAAAAACACAAAAAAATAATAAAAAGTGTTGACAAGAAATAAAAAGAGGTGTATAATATAACCATAAACAAGAACAGGAGAAAGAAAAATGTTTAAAGTGTTAAAAGGAGCTTGGGGAGTTTTCCGTTATATGAGTTTGGCTTCAATCCTTCCTATGGTTGCTTTTGGTGTAGTATATATGATTACACAAAGTCCTAGAATATCTATGTTTGCTTTTTGGGTATCATTCGGAATTGGACGGTTTATGAGTTGGAGAGAAAAGGGAGAAAGATAATGGCAGTAGAAGTAAAATTTGGGAACTTAGGTATTGATGAACTTGAACGTGACTTAGGTATCAAGCTGACAGAAGCAGATAGAAAATTCTTGCAAGAAACAAGACAAGAGCAAGTTATGGAAGGGAAAGAAGCAGTAAAAATGCCTACACGCGCTTGGCACTTTTTCGATATACCAAGGGTTCTTGAACTTGGTAGCTACTCTTTCTACTTGGAAATTGAGAGCTTGCTTTCAAATTATGATATTCAAGGGCGATTGGAAGTCAGTTTTGTATTTGCAGATGATGAAAAGGTTGAGAATCTTTATGAGTTGAAAAGTGCAGAGGGTTATCCGATGTATTTATACGGTCATCGAATTAGTCAATCTGGATATGGACACTTTTATTATTTGCAAATTTACAAGGTAAACAAGAGAACTATCGAGTATAGGGGTGTGCGTAGTGAGTATTTCTTTAAAGATAAAAAAGAGCTAGAAAGATATGTGATTGATGATTTTCTTGTTCCACGACCAGATGATTATTCTGGTTTGCATAGCATGAAACTCAAAAAAGAGGAACTTGAAAATTTTGAATCAGAAATAATTACATTTGTTGGTTATGGAGATATTTTTGAGCTAAAACCTTGGAAGGGAGAACGTGTTTCTTATTATGGTTCAAGTAAAAAGGTTGATTGGGAAGAATATAAAGAAAAAGAAAAGGCGTACAGAAAACGTGTTCGCAACTTAGGAAAGTAAAAGGAGTAGAAACAATGACAGAATCAAAAGACCAGAGAAAAGGTTGGCTAAAAGACCTAAAAGTTGGCGATAAAGTATTTATCGTTAGTTCAAAAGGTGTCTTAGGTAGTGTGAAAACACTTGCTGTAATTGAAAAGATTACACCAACAGGGCGTTTGAATGTGAAAGGACAGCAGTTCCCACCATCAGGTAGTATTTATGAAAACTATCGTAGTACAAAACTAGAACAAGCAACGGAGCAAGCAATTCAAGAATACGTTAGTAATGTTGAAAAACAAAAACTCATTAAAGAAATAACCGATAAAGTCGATTCAGGTATTTTAAACAAAATGACTTTTATTGATTTAAAGGTTATTAAGCAAGAGTTATCAAAATATGAATAAGATAATTATAAAGGAGCAAAACCAATGGAAGAATTAAGACGAAAGTTTGCAGAAAATCTATATGACAAGGCTTGTGACTTGGCGAATGAAGATATAGAAAACTTGGATAATGGAGACGACCTTGACGCATATTTGTTCGAGCAGAGAGTAATTGCTATCTGCGAAGCTGTGTTTAAGGAAATGATTTTTGTTGAAGCAGGGCTATTAGAGAAGAAAATTTTTGCTACTTTGCCAACAGATCAAGACGGTGTTATGAGTGAGGTAAAAAAAGAGCTACCACCTGCATTACAGAAAGGACAGAAAGAATGAAAAAATCTGTAAGGATAACACTCACGCAAGATGAATACAATCATCTTCTTGCTTTGAAAAACTACCTTGGGTTAAAATCTTTAGTTGAGACTGTTTCTTTTTCAGTAGAAAAGGAAATCAACCGACACCAAGGGAACGCAACGTACCTATACTATTTAGAAGAAGCTAGAAAAGGGGGAAAATAATGTTAGAAAATGTTAAAATCGTTGCATTGGCAGTAAAAATCATCATTTGGAGCTTGTTTCCACCAACGCTCCTGTATGCAGTTACAAGGAATATGACGCTTTCAGTTGGCTTATGGTTTTTAATTGCAGTTGTTGAGCTGTTGTCTGAAATTGCTTTTGCTGAACCAGTCCATGAGCAAGACTTTCAGGATTTTACCGTGGAAGCGTTCGGAGAAAAGGAGTAAAGGTATGCTGAGAATCATTGTGTTTATCATTAAGCTGTTTATTTGGAGCTTGCTCCCTTCTCTAGCCTTGTATCTTGCTACAGGGAGTGTTGTGCTATCGGTTATGCTTTGGATCGTGACAGGGAGCGTGGAAGTTCTATCACGCTTAGAAGTCCACAGAGACCTAAACAAAAACAATGTAAAGCTAGTTGAAGATTTTGGGAGACTAGCAGACCGTAAACTGTAAAAGGGTAGGCAACTACTCTTTTTTATTGCCCTTAACTCACAACAGAACACAAAAATATAATACAGAAACACTGAAAAATGAGATAAAATATTGACAATTTCCTAGAAAGAGTGTATAATATAATCATAAAGTAAAACAAGGGGTAAACGCAACAACCCCAAAAGGAGAATCGCAAAATGTCATACGAAACATTGAAAAAACTCACAGTCAATCTAAAGGAACTTAAAGTCAAGTACGCTTATTCATCAAGAAATGTGAGAGACTGGCGAGATCGTATCATTGTAAATGAAGTTGAGAGGGAATTTGAAAGCAAGGAAAAGCTAGAGGACTTTCTGCTAGGACTTGTCTCAGGACACTATGACGGTTGTACTAGAATTTCACGCGCATTGACGTTGTATAAACGGATTCAATACTTGGAAGAACATGACCTAATTGAAAACTACATGGCAAAAGACACAGAAGAAGTACGGAAAATCCTTACAGGGGAAAAGAAAGTAAAGGTTAAGCAGTTTGTGATGATGACAGATGACGGTTCAACCTTGAAAACTACTAAGTATGGTGTAAGGCTTTTTCCAAAAAGCTACGGTGTAAAACCGTCAAAACTTTATAAGTCGGACGTTGACACAATCAAGGCATGTTATAAGAGCTTTATTGAACAACACAACGTGAAAGAGGTAGAGGTGGTTTAAAACCATCTTCTACCCTTGTTTTAAAAAGGAAGAATAGTATGACCTTGTATGAAATCTACTATCATGACGCTTGGCGCTCAACCTCTAGCTACGAGCGTCAGGAAATAACCATGACAGAAGAACAAGCTGAAACGTGGCTTTTGGAGAACAAAAAAGACTGGTATGATGAAAATGATCCAGAGATTGATAACCTTATCGAGCAGGCGTTACAACAGCAATTTAACTACATGACAATCAAAACGATTGTCTGCAATGAAGATGGGAGCGTTAGCTTCCAATAGAAAGCCTAAATGATAGGCTTTTTCTTATCACTTCAAAACACAACATAAAAAAATAATAAAAAAACACGAAAAAATAACGCAAATTAGTTGACAGCGATTATAAAAGGGTGTATAATATAAACATAAATAAGAAAACGGAGTTTTAAACATGGACTACTACTTAATCGAAAACCACCTACACTTTGCTATCGTAGAAGAATATGTTCTGGCAAAAATTAAACGCTTGAATAAAGGGCTTGATATTTACAGCTTATACACGATCAAAAAGTTGAATGATGAAGATAATTGGGATAACATTATCAATACTAAGCACGAAACGACAAACAAGCGTTATACCTCTATCGAAGATGAAGAAGAAATCAGAGATTATGGGTTTGCAGAAGAATAGGTAGAAAGAAGGTACAGAATATGACAGTATTATTATTTGAGTACGGACACAGTAAAATTAACACATGGGATAAAAAGTGGTCTGGGGAAGGCAAGGTATTTGCTAAGGAAGTGTTCCTAACTACTAAAAAAAGAGAAAGGTTGACAGAACTTGGATTTGACCTACATAGAGGGGCAAAAAAAACATTTACTTACGATTTTGGAGACGGTTGGGTTGCTAATGTAACAATGACTGTAGGCAACAAAAAAGACTTTGAAGGGATTATGAAACTTTCAGAAGGGTTCATGGGATATGATTGGTTCATTGATAGTATCTTAGAAAATGGAAAAATTGTTAAAAAATGAAGTCTTGGGAAGTGGGCTTCCACTCTTTGATATAACCTTCTTAGAAGAACAGGAGAAACAAAATGGAATTTAAAATCAAACAGAACATTACACCAGAGGACTTACTACAAGGTATTTCATGGCATGGAGAAACAGACCATGACAACGAAGCAGTCCAAAAGCTGAAAGAACTGAATGAGTTTGTGTCAGACCTAGTTGCAAAAATCTTTTTCTTTCAGTTGCAGATGGAACAAGTTGCAACCAATCAAAACAATTCGAGCGCTAAAGAACTTTCAGAAGAAGCTAAAAAGCTCTTGATTAACGTTGCTAAGATGGCTACGAAGGAAGAAGATTGGGAAGCGATTGAAAAATTAGTAAAAGGCTAAGTAGTAGAAAGGGGATATTTTGGGTAAGTATATCATTGACAAGCTGAAAGACAAGCGTATTGATATTGATCTTGGGGGGCATTGGGAAAACCTGATGGACTATATCAAGGCAGAATATCCGTCTTTCTATACTTGGAGCGACAAAGAAAAAGATAGGTGGATTTTAGATAGCTTTGAATTTAAGGAAAGCAGACTAGAAAGAGCCAACTATCTTGACTATGGCTATGTCCGTGAATTTTCAGATGGGAGCAAAGGTTATAGGCTGAATACCACTATCAGGAACGACAATGACAAAGAGGAGCTTGATTATTGGTTGCAGGGAATCGCTAAGAAAACAACTACTGCATTAGAGCGTTTGTATGCTATCTTCTATAGTGCTGAGAAATTCATGCGAGAAAGAAAGGTAGCAAGAATTAACAGCGCAGATGATGTAATCGAAGGTTTATATGTTTCTTTCGTTCTTGAAAATGATGTATTCGTTGTAGAATTTGTCAGTATGTTTGATGAATCCTGTAGAACAGTTGCGTCCTTTACTAGAAATAGTATAAACGAGCCTTTAGTTCCTAAAGTGGAGCTGTTAGACTTTTATAACTGTTTTAGTGGTATTATTGCCTATACTGACCGAGCTTGGGAAGAGATCGAAAGTTCTTTTGAAGAACGTTTAGAAGAATTAGAGAAAGACTAGCTACAAAAGTTAGTCTTTCCTTTGATATTCTAAAAGCTCATATAAGGGCGTATAAGCCGTTTTAAGTCAAAGTGGCATAAATCTAGGTGGAGCTTCTAAAAACGTGACAGGGGGCAAAAAAGAGGAAAATAAGGACGGAATAAGCAGAAAGAGAGGTTTGCTATGTGGAATAAAGGGAAACTGACGTACAAAGGGCAAAAGGTTGACTACTTAGCCAAGGTAAGTGATGAACCTTCCCCAGATGGAATTGATAGAGGGCGTGTTTACAACCTAGATATATCTATCGGAGAAGAAACAATCGTCTCCTATGACAGAGGTTGGGAGATTTATCCTGAAACTGCTGAACAAGAGGGTATTTTAGAAGAAGTCTTGAATATCCTGACAGAAAATTGAACTATGGAACACTCTAAAACGCAATAATTTTAGGGTTGTTTTTAATTTCACTATAAAAAATCACGCGCAACACAAAAAAATAATCAAAATATTATAAAAAATGTTGACAAAGATTAAAAAAGAGTGTATAATATAATCATAAAGATAATTAAAGGGTACGCAACGCCCTATAAAAAGGAGAATCGCAATCATGAACGCAACACTACCAGTAGAAATACAAGGCTACGCAGATGAAATGAAGAAACAGCTACATGAATACATGGATAATCTTGGAGCTATGCGTATTGAAGAAGCTAAAGAAAATGAAAAAGGCTTCCGTGATAGTGTAACAGCTATGATTAAGTGGTATATTTCCCAGAATGCGAGCGAAGAAAAACTGACTGCTCTTAAAGAGACGCTAGTAGTAAATCTTTATCGCTTGCAAGAAATTAGAAAGGTAGTTGAAAACCAGAATACGATTGGCGAAGCAAAACTAATCTTTCAACAACTAGGAATTATTTAAAAGGAGAATCGCAACATGAAACTTACAGGAACAGAGATTAACAAGGCTTACTCAGAACAGTTAGCAAAACTACTACTAGATGGCTACACATTTGTAGTAGCAAGAGAAAATGGATCACTGGATAAAAATAAAGACGACTATGCGAAAATTGATTTGGAAAAAGATGGGAAAAGATATGAGTTGGGCTTTTGGTATGAAAGTATCAATCAAAGCACAGGAAAACATACTCTAACATTAACAGAAAAAGTTAAATATTCTTGGTGGAGCTTGGAAGAAGTAAATAATCTTCTATCAGAACCTTACATTTACTATAGCTATATCTTTGCATACGGTGGAGAGTATGAACCTTATAAGTATTTTACTTTTTCAACCGAAGAAGAAGCTCTTGAACTTTACGAGAAACGCAAACAACGTAAAGAGTATCGTGAGTGGGCTATACAACATATTGTCAATACCTTTAAGGTTGCGAAAACCAACTACAAAGGCTTTAAAAAAGACATTGTAGTTGAATCGCTACGATACAGCTATAAACTGACTAATAAAAATGGACGTGTGATGTTTATAAACAAACGTTGATATAGGGTGCTAGACTATAAGTAAGAGCTTGCAGGAGTAGGCTCTTTTTCGTGCCACTTATTAAACATAACACAAAAAAATAATCAAAAAACATAAAAAAGTTGCAAAAGTAGTTGACAAAATTTAAAAAAGAGTGTATAATATAAACATAAAGAAGTTAAGAAAACAGGAGAAAAAACCTATGTCAATAAAAGCCTTAATGAAACGTGTAGAGCAATGTTCAGAAGATAACTATATGTGGCACGGACAGTCACTTAGTGAGAACTATGGTGCTACAGAAGAAATGATGAATGAGTTCTGGGAGCTTGTGGCAGAACGTATTGACGAAGCCTACATGAAGGACTATGAAGAAACATACCATATCGCTCATGAGGGTTCATGCGAACCAAACGCAACCTTTATTAGCTTATGTGGACTTTCGATTGACAGAGACACTATTGATTCAGCTATCGCAGAGTTGGAAGTAACAAACGTTGAAGAGTGGTTAGATACAACGGTTGAAAAGTTGGAAGAAGTTATCAAACGAGTTAAGGATGATATGAACAAAATCCTAGATGAAATTGTAGCGAAGTACAACTTGACCTATACAGAAATTGACTACTAAAAAAGAGGGGCTATAAGCCCCTTAGAATTAAAGGAGAACGCAACATGAACCTGACTACAGGATATACAAACCCTATCTTTGAAATGATTGGCTATGAGCCTAAAACAACCTTCTGGTCTGACTTTAGCATTGCTGATATGTTCGGAGTTGAGGGAGTTAAGGACACCTACAACCGAGCAAAAGATGAATGGAAAGATAATATTGAGTACATGACAGAATTTGCTATGGTACTTAATCACAAGAGTTGGCAACACAACGAAAAGAACCAAGTTCTTTGTGGCTTATATTCTGACTTATGGATTGAAATTGACAACTTTATCTATGAGCATTTCAAAGACAACGAGGAAGCACTTAGCTACTATCAAACAGTAACAGACTAGATCGAAAGCAACATAAAAAGAGGGGGCAACCCCTCTTAAAAATAATCACATTACACAAAAAGATAATCGTTATACACAAAGAGATAAGCGAGATATTACAAAAGGGAAAACGAGGAAAGACAACGGTATAAAAAGATAATACACCGACACAAAAAGATAATAAACATACACAGAAAATGAGTAAAGATACACCAAAATATAGCAAGCTGACACAAAAAAATGCGAGAGAGCAAGGTAGCGAACTGCTGAAAGAGAATGGTTCAGATATTTCAGAAAGTCTTGCAGAAAATCCGTGAAAGCGAGGGCAAGCCGAGAAGAAAAAAATAGCTCTAGCGCAGAAATTCAGAAAAATTCTGCTAGAGCCAAAAATAAAAATCTGAGGGGCAAGCAAGGGGGCAGACGGACGGCGCAACCCCACTCACTGCAAAAGGAAATGCCTTAATTTATGTTTACCATATCCCTTTTCTTTTCTATG